ACGAGACTCTGTCTTGATGCCTCACCCCATACAAAGGTACCGATTTTGCCGTAAGGATAGCTCTTTTATCGCGAGATAACTTGTAAATATCACACTAGAGGGGTGCTATGAGAATCGTAAAACTAGGATAATAGAGAATGACTATTTGGGATTAGTTTACGGCCATTTTCAAGGATTTGCAGAGTCTGCCCTTCTTCTTCTGTGATATTGCTCTTGCTTCCCGGATAGCTTCTTAATTCAGTTTATAGATCCTATTCCGTCCCAAAATATTGTGTTTTCAAGGAAGACAAGGATTGGAATCTAAAAGGTTTGGGACCTACTCACATAGTCATCGAGTCAGAACTCGTATAGTAAGATTCAGTAAGAAAATGTCTAAAGGCTTCCATAAATGGAAGCTCAATTTTGCGACCATCCTCTAGTTTTGCGTATATTTTTTTCGTGCATATCTCTGATGGAGTGCAGGCATTGAAATATGCGAAATAGCATAATAGTGTTCGCAAAAGGTTTACTGGCGTATCGTATCCCTCAATCTGAGGAAGCTCAATATTCATAGACCAAATATTGTTATAGCCATAAGGGGCTCGTTTCTTGATAACGCCTTCCAGCTCCAAGTCAACCCACTCTTTCTCACATATCCAGGCCATACGATAGACATTATGGTTTGCATAGGGGGTTCTCTCTTCTCCCTTGTAATAGCGGCATTCCCTTATTAGCTTTTGTGCCTTATCCATGTCGTTCATTGCTTCTTTTATTGAGACTTTCGATATTCTATTCCGCGTATTCTATCTAACAACTCTTTGAAGTAGTTGTATGAAGAGCCTATTTTCAGCCGCTCGTCGTTCATGGCAAACCTCTTGATGATGTACTCTCGAAAGTGTTGTGTTGCCCACATACGGAATAGAGTTTCTAGCGTTACATAGTGCAACTGAGTTTGTCGAAAAGCTCACCGCCAACAATGACGGAGGTGGAAAGTCTTGATTGTATATAATAAATAAAGGATGGAGTATATTAGAAATACTATGACTTTAGGTAGAAAATATCCCCTGCCATACACTCCAATGGCAGGGGATAAGTGTGATAATAAAACCTCTAAATAGAGATGGAGTGTTGTTCTTGTTACAAGCGATCCGCCGCTTGTCTTATTCTGTTAGCAAGGTCGACTAATGCGCCCTTTAATTGTTCTGTTTCTTCTTCTGTAAACTTTGTGGGTTTACCATTACCATCAATGCCATTTAGCTTGTGGTAAAACCATGATGCAGATTTTCCAAAATATCTCCGTGCAATTCCGAGCCATGATATATCAACAGCAATATCTTGTAATTGTTGTTTCATATTCATGTTTTCTTCTTTTTTTTTAGCTATTGTAATCATATCACAAAGTTGTTTGCCCCCTCTTTTGTGAGGGGGCTGTGTTCAAAACTCTATATTTACATCGATCAATTCATCGAAGAGCTGTTGTGCATAGAATAGCAAGTTTGGATGTCCATTTGGGTAGCTCTTCTTGTAGTTTCTAATTGCTAGGATTAGTTCTTTTTCGTTGTCTGTCAATTCCATTTCTTTTGTCTTTAGAGGTTCTTATTATCACACCACAAAGATAGTACATTATTTTGTACTATGCAAGTTTTGGAGAAAAATTTTCTCCATTATCTTTATTCTTGAGACTAAGTCCATAAGTTGCATTTCGCCAATACGATGTATTTCATAGTGATATATTTCTGTATCTTTGTGCGAGGAATGTAATAAAAAATAATTGTTGTAATGGAGAAGATTTTCGTAACGTTGTGTATTCTTTTTACCGCCTATTTGTCTGTTTTGTTTGCGATTTTCGCAGACCTCTGGGCTGGAGTTCGTAAAGCGAAACAGAATCATGTGGCGAGGTCAAGTTATGGGTATAGACGCACTATTGAGAAGATAGCGAAGTACTATAATGCCCTTATTGCCCTCACTATCATTGATGCAATGCAGATGGTATCGGTGTGGTACCTTGAGATGTACTACGAGTATCATATCCCCCTATTCCCCTTCATTACGATTGGAGGGGCTATCTGTATTGGCCTCGTCGAGATTAAGTCTATCTACGAGAAGGCAGAGGACAAGGTAAGGATAGACGATGTAGCTACGTTGTTGTGGCGACTTGTTGCGCACCGAAAGGATATAGGGGAGGTATCCAAGGATATTGTCGAGTATATCAAGGAACCTATCGAGGAAAAGAAGAAGGAGGAAAAGAAATGAGACAAATAAAGGAGATAATACTGCACTGCACAGCCACACAAGAGGGGCGAGAGGTGCATGTTGCTGACGTGGACAGATGGCACAAGCAGCAGGGGTGGGAGTGTATAGGCTACCACTACCTAATAACCCTAGACGGGAAAATAGAAAAGGGTCGCCCAGAGTGGAAGATCGGGGCACACTGCAAGGGGCGCAATAATGTTAGTATCGGAATTGCATACGTTGGAGGAGTGGACTATCAAGGCAAGCCAAAGGACACACGCACAGATGCTCAGAAGAGGGCTTTGGTGCAACTGCTTCGAGAACTCAAAGGTCGTTATCCAAAGGCAACTATCCACGGGCACAACGAATTTGCCGCAAAGGCTTGCCCTTCGTTCAATGTGCAGAAATGGCTAACAGAGGTATATATAGCATGAGAGAGAAAAAACTAAAGCGTATTACCGCCGTATCATTAAGTGTATCATTGATTGTATCATTAGCAGGTTGCAAGACCAAGAAAGAGGTACATAAGCAGCTAGAGACCTCGCAGACCGAGGTAGTAGCCTCTAGCAAGGTGGAGACCGCCAAGACAGATACAGAACGGCAGGAGCAAGCCCGAGAGGAGGAGAAGACGAACGTTGTAACCATAACAACTACCTACTCACCGCCCGACACGGCAGGCAGGCAGTGGAAGCTATCGGAGACCCGAACCGAAGAGAGCAAAGATAGAACCAAAGATAACCTTATTCGTGAGGTCTCACAAAAGGTAGTAGAGGTACACGATACCATCTACCTAGAGCGCACCGAGCAGAGCAAGGAGGTTATAACCGAGAAGAAAGAGGTCAAGGCTAGAAACCCTCTACACTCGATTCGCTTGTGGGCGTTTTTGGCTCTTGCTGTACTAGCAGTGTGGTACGTATTCTTCTCTAAGATTGACGTCCTCGGGATTAAGGCGAGAATTAGACGGCTTCTCCAGAGACGAGAATAATTAGTATCTTTGTGGCGTCTTGTTGATGCTGGCTCTTTCTCTAGCGTCAATAGTAGTAGTTTTGGGAGGGGTGCTTAGGTGCCCCTCTCTTTTTTGTTTCATATTGTTGCAAATTTCAAAATAATATCTATCTTTGCAGTGTTCAATCGCACCTCAGCGGAATTGAAAAGTCGTCAGTAATTGACGTGAATTGAAACGCTTTGACAATTTCTACTATTTGTAGATGCTTTTAATTTCAAAGCTAAAGGGGCTCTCTTTATCGGGAGCCCCTATTTTTATTTCTGTTTTATTTCGATTTCTAGACCTAGATAATCTAGGTAGCGTAGTAGAGTGCGCAGTTGTGGTGATTTGTCTCCGAGCTCCAACTTATCGAGCTCTTGTGCGGAAGATATTGTCCCACTCTTGACAACCGCATACTTGGATAGCCCTAATTCCTCTCTTCGATCAATCAGAACCTGCTTTATTTCTTTCTCTGTCATAATTCTTGCAAAAACTCATCGAAAATCCATTGTCCTAACTCTGTAGGATGTCCGTCTTCGATATTAACTAAGGCTTCGTTGCGGTCAAAGAGCCAAAAGAAGAAATTGGGGTCGTTGTCAGATTCTGTACGAACATACTCGTGTAGGGAAATCATATCCTCCTCGTTGTCATACTCACGATTATACTCTTCTACACGCTCGTATAGTATCCGTATCTTGGACTCCTCGTGCCAATCAACGTTTCTATGCGCGAGTGCAATATCACGACAAAGCTGCAATGAAAACCCTGAGAAACGCTCATCATCACCGAGCTCACTCTCTAGCTGCTCCTCTAGGAAGCACGTTTCCATTTCATCATTCACACGCCAACTTTCATCAAAAAAATCTGTTAGCCACTTCTTCTGCTCATCGTAATTGGTAAGCCCCTCTCCAGCGCAAAGCTCCTCCCAATTCTTGTACCCGAGGTTATCCATACATCTGAGGTACATTTCGTGCAATTCTATTGCTTTTTCTCTCGTGTCCATAGTTATTGATTATTAGATTCTTCTGCTTCTAGTTCATCTGCGATCTCTAGTAGAGCATCTATATAGTCGCTCATCTCTTGCTCTACGTCTAACTCATCTAGGTAGTTCATAATATCACTTATTGACTTCAAATCCTCTTCGTATCCCTTGTTATACTCTAGTGAGTCCTTGGCTGGGCATCCTGCGAATTTATCCTCTGCATCTTCGCCGTATTCTTCGATAAGATCTTCAAGTCTTTGATTGTCAGACCAAGTGCGATTAATCTCATCCCATATTTCCTTGTTACAACCATATCGAGAACCATTCCCATCTTCGATATACACCCATCCGCTTTTTAGCTCCTTTCCTTCGTAGTTGTTGTTCTCGAATTGCAGGTGCTTGAACAATTCGTGATAGTAGCAGTCTTCGCCTTCATTAAGAGCCTTAAGCCTTTCGAACAGCCTCTCATCATCAATTCCTGAGCACGTCTGCCCTAGAAGTTTTGCGTAGTCAATTTCGTTGAGAACATCTTCGATTGTAACATCTTTGATTCCGAGGATGGCTGCTAGTTGAGTTTTTGTCATCTTGTACATAGTCTTGTCTGTCTAGTAGTTGTTTTCTTTGTTGTTGAGGGGGTGGTTTCCCACCCCCCGGGTTTTTACTGTACGTTAATTTCGCTGTCCTTATAATCGCATCCTCTGAGGTATTGGTTGCGAAACATGCTACGAGCTTCTTTCTTGTTGCGAGCGTAAATCGTTGCGCTGCTGTAGTTCGTGCTAACTGTGTAGGCTTTAATTGCTTGCTTTCTCATGATGTTGTTCCTTACCAATTGCCAAATTCTTTACCACACTCGTTGTAGCCTGCTTCCTTGCTTGCATACATTGCATTGATAAGCTCACCTATCTGCTTCCCTGTAAGCTTACTGAGATCTGTATGCTCCTTCAGTATGTTCACAATTTCTTGTATCGTCTTTTCGCCGTGCTTTGTTGCCTTTGCAATGCTTGCGAGCTTCTGATTTGATAGTCCTGTAGTTTTCATTTTGTCTTGTTGTTTAGTAGTTTGTACTTGTTCTTTTCTTACACTACAAAGGTAGTACATTATTTTGTACTGTACAAGTGTTTGCTTACCTAGTCTTCTTCTTTTAAGTTTATTTATGCTTTAGTCTGCAAACTCTAGGAAGATCGTAACTCAACAATCAAGCAGGCGCAAATAAAAAACACACTAGAGGGGTAATTCCAGTGCATTTTGTGTACGGATTCGTGTGCAGTCTTTGTAAGTCGCTGAAAATCAGTGTTGTTTGTGGAGCATATCGCTCTTTTAGTATTGATGCCATACAGTACCACAAAATGCCAACTCGCTAAATTCGAGTGTGTTGTTTCGTCTCTTGGTACTTCGTGGTGCTTGATATGGTGCGAAAAGAGTGTACAAAATCGTGTACACCTAAAGGAGATCGAACTTGTTCATCTCCTTCCTTTTCAGTTCGTCTACTATAGCAACATAAGGCTTCATGGCATCGTAGTCCGAGTGTCCCGTCCATCGTATGATTACCTCAACCGGTATTCCTAGTTGTAGGGCGGTAACAACAAAGGTTCTGCGTGCACAATGGCTGGTTATTAAGGCGTACTTAGGATAGTATTCGTCATACCTCTTATTCCCTCTGTAGTAGACTATGCGAGTTGGGGTGTCAAGCCCTGCTAATTCTCCGAGCTCCTTTAGATACATGTTGTATTTTTGATTTGAGATTACCGGGAGGGCTGCATCATTTGGCAGGTGTGCATCGGAATACTTGTCTAGTATTGCTCTAGCCTTAGAATTGAGTTCTATTGTCAATCCATCGTCCGTTTTCTGTGTGACTATATGGATTGCGTTGCCGTGTATATCTGATTTCCTTAGGGCACGAACGTCCGAGTAACGCAGCGAGGTGTAACAACAAAATAGGAATATATCTCTTGTTGTCTTGAGGTAGTTCTTCTGGTCGGGGATGTGGTATTCCTGTAGTTGTCGCAGTTCTTCTAAGGATAGGTAGATGATCTCCTTGTGGTTGCCATCCGTACCCTTTAGTTTCGGCTTGAACTCAATATCCGCATTGCCGTTGTAGTACTTTTTCTTTCGAGCCCAACGGAGGAAGAAGCGCACGAACTGATAATCCTTGTGTATAGTTGTGTTTTTTAGGCCTTGGAACAATAAGGTGTCTATGAACGTCTGGAGCAGCTCTGTGGTGATGGCTTGGAATGGCTTGTCTCTTATGACGGAAAGAAAATGCTTCCTAACCGTGTTGTTCTTTTTTAGTGTTGCTTCTGCCCAACTGTTCTTCTTCCCTACAGTGTTTATGTATTCGTCAAATGCCGACCTGACGGAAACATACTCTTCTTCGAATATGCTCTTTCGTCCGATCATGTCGTAGAAGAGCATCCGTACCTCTTCCTTGTTTGGTACTCTTTTTTCTATGAGTTCATATCGAGCGAATACTTCATTGATCTGTGCTTTGTACTCTTCTATTGTCCGGTTGATTTCGGCAGCGTCTTTCGCTCCCGGTGTGACACGCTCTATTTCTGCGTCCCATTGGTCTAAGTCGATCTTTCGGCCGAGAGGAAAATCGAAAGGGCGTTCTCCGCTAATGGTGACACGCATACGAATAGCAAGGTCGGTAGTGTCGCTTGCTTTTCGCTTGTGCAGGTTGAACTTAATGCTTCGCTTGATGAACATTCATCTAACGTATTTTCAGCTCGCCTTTCCCGAGCAATAGCCAGTCTGGGGGAACGCCAAAATCGAGACACACATAAGCCAAGGCGTCTATATCTATAGCCTTGTAGTGCATTTCTTCGATGGGCTTACCGAGGTCTCCCTTAATCCTGTAGTACTTCACGAGATTAAGGTTGTGCTCTTCGCAGAAGGACTTCAACCCCGTTGTTCTCCCCAGCTCCTTTGCTATTGATATGGCTTCGAAGAAGCGTCTCTGAATGTCTATCACTTGAGGGTTAATGTTCTTCTTCATTGAGAAACGCTTCTATTGTAGCACTCTTCAGATTATTCTTCTGATTGTAAAGAGTGTATAGTAAGGTTATGCGTCCATCCTCTACGGATAGCAATACGGCATACTCTTTTGTTGGCGAGATCATGGCGAGCGAGTATGTGCCAGTCCTAGTTACAACACTATAGCGTTCTGTCGCAAAATCTACAATGGTAGGTGCAAGACTAGAAGATAGTGATAGTGTCATTGCGCAAGTTCGTATTTTCCCATTTTCGTGTAAGTATATGTATACTATTTTGGTTCCGCTTACTGTCTTTACATAGGCAAATCCATCTTTAGTTGTAGTGATAGACTCTCCATTTTTGGTTAGCCTTTCTTTTGCCTCTGTTTCCGCCATTCCCAGTGTGGAGGCATCAATCTCGGGTATTGAGTTAACACGTGTTTTTACTTGAGCCTTGCAAATCGCTTTCTTGCTTCCTGCCGATACAAGAATGTTCGTCTCTCCACGAACCCATCCTGTTACAACACCATCATTTGACACTGTGGCTATCAATGGGTTTTCGCTAGCATAAGTAATGCCATTATCCTCTCCATCTACCTGTATTTTTTCTTGTGATCCATTGTACAATACTACTTCGGTTGGATTGATCAATAGTTCTTTTTTGCATCCGGATAATATTTCGACAAGTCCAAAGATGCAGATTGTTGTGAGTAATAGTTTCTTCATTGCTTTCATTGTCACTTAAATAATATTGTTAGTTTATGATTTATCTATCGTTCATTTTTTCGATTATTGTTAGCAAGCGATTTATTTGTTCTGCAAACAATTTGCGTTGCTCCCCCATCTCGTCTATTGCCTTCTCAAGGAGGCTTGTCTCGCAGGCTCCACAGTCTTTATGGTTGTTTGTGGTGTTATTCGTGGTTGTAGTATTGCCCCTTACACCATTATTATTTATATCCCTTCCTGCTATTTGGTTATTATCTCCGTATGCGTTCTGAGAGATCGATTCGTCCTTAATCATTTCCCCCTCGCCTGTGAGAAGCCAGCCTGTATTAAGGTTTGGATACTGCATAGCAATTTTATGTATCGTGCCTGGCTGAATGGACTTTCGTATTGCATTTACGTAGCCTGACGACATCCCAATCGACTCTGCAAATCGTTTCTGCCCTATTCCTTCATAGGATAGAAATTCCATAAGTCTTTCTTTCACACTCATATAGCTTCATATTATGTTTGTTTAACATAGCATTGTTATGCAGCCTATTGTGTATTACATAGCAATGCTATATCTTTGCAGTTGCAAAGCGATACTTTGCTGGCTGACTTGCGCAAGCGAGCGCAAACAACATTGTTGTAGAGCCCAAAGATAAGCGTTTTTGCCGAAAGAATAAACGAATAGTAACAAATAATTGAGGTAATGAACGAGTACGGATTTAGGCGAGGTTACTCGCAAGTGCGCCAAAAGGACGCAAAAAAGGTAATGGAGCAAATCAAGAAGGCTCTGGGAATAACTACCAATGTAAGCTGGAATGCACGGCTTAATGGGAAGGTAGAGCCGAAGATGTCCGAAGCGAAAGCCATTGAGAAGGTGTTCGCCGAGTATGGCATCACGGAAGTGTGGGGGAGTGAGGTATGAATCCCGACAAGCGAATCATCGATATGACGGCAGGAGAGTTTGCCGAGGTGTTGGCAGACGCCTTGCGAGGATCTTTAGCCAAGTCGAATGGTGAGACGAAGCCCGAGATGGCGAAGCAGTACGTGTATGGGATTGCGGGTATTGCGAGTCTCTTTAATTGCTCTAAGACGACCGCTAGCCGCATCAAGGCAAGTGGGAAGATAGACGAAGCCATTAGTCAATCGGGGAGGTCGATAGTGGTAAATGCGGATCTAGCCCTGGAGTTGATGAGAAATAAGTGATGAAGACATTCAAAGATTTAGAATTTAGGGAACACGAATTAAGACGTTTTACAGAAAAGAGTGTGAAACATGCTATAATGTTCTTCCCTAATGGTTACGGAGTATCGGTATTATTTGGAAAGCATTTCTACTCCAATGGATTTGACACCTACGAGCTCGCCGTAATAAGAAAGTGTGATGATGGTTATTCAATGGCATACGATACGCCAATTACAAACGATGTTCTTGCGCACCTTACAGAGGATGAGGTTACAGAAGTAATGATTGAGGTACAGAGATTGTAAAAATATGCAACTAACGAGACAAGAAACAATGACCTCACTACAGATTGCAGAGGTCACGGGGAAACCGCACAATGATGTATTGAAAGCAATTAGGGCAATGGAGCCGGCTTGGGTGAAAGTCAACGGGGGAAATTTTTCCCTGGTTAAATACAAGGATGCGAAAGGAGAGATGCGCCCTTGTTACCAACTCACAAAAACGGAGTGCCTATATATCGCTACGAAGTTCAACGATGAGGCAAGAGCGAAACTTGTGATTCGCTGGGAAGAATTGGAGCGTCAGAATGCGCAGCCTTCCATCCCACAGAATTTCGCAGAAGCGTTGCGACTGGCAGCGACCCAACAAGAACAACTAGAGGCTCAGCGTGCGGAATTGGAAGCGGCCGCCCCGAAGGTAGCGTTTGCCAATGCTATGCTGGCTAGTAAGAATAGCTGCCTAGTAGGCGAGTTAGCCAAGATCATTAGTCAAAACGGTTACACGATAGGGCAGAATCGCCTATTCCAATGGCTGAGAGAGAACGGCTATCTAGGCAGGGTAGGCGAATACTACAATGTACCGAATCAGCGGTATGTCGAGCAGGGTTTGTTCGAGGTGAAGCGGAGCACCCGCAGCGGCTCTAGTGGCGAGTTGTACAACATTACCACGACCAAGGTAACGCCCAAGGGTCAAGAGTACTTCCTACAGAAGTTCATAAGAGCATAAATCAAGCAACAACAACAAAACAACGATATGAAAAGAATCACGATTAAGCGGATGATCCTCTCCTACTTCCGAGGGATTAAGAGCTTGACAATTGACTTTAACCCCAACGGAGAAACCCGAATCTCCGGGGATAACGGAACGGGCAAGAGTACGATACGCAATGCCTTCCTATGGTGTGCTTTCGGCAAGGATGCGGAGGGTCGTACCGACTACGAAATTTTCCATAAGGGCAGCGATGGCGAGCCTCTGAAGAAGGTAGACGCAAGCGTAACCCTCTTGCTTGATGTGGACGGAGTGGAATATAAGTTCACCCGAACCCTTCGCCAAAAGTGGGTAAAGCCGAATGGTCATACCGAAGAAGTCTACAAGGGCAACGAGACGATTACCAGTGTAAACGATGTACCAATGAAGGTTGGAGAATACTCGAAAGCCGTAGACGATATTATACCGGAGGATACCTTTAGACTTCTAACCACGCCTGAGTTTTTCCCAACGCTTCCATGGAAAGAGCAGCGTTCGGTGCTTATGTCGATAGTCGGAGGGATAGAAGACGAAGAGACAGCAGGAGACAACACCGACTTCCTCGCTCTTGTAGGTAAACTCAAAGGTAAGGATCTAGACGGCTACAGAAAGGAGCTGGCAGCCGCACGCAACAAGGCAACCGAAGAACTAAAGACCATCCAACCACGCATAGATCAGATTATGCAGATGGATGCTGAGTTGCAGGCACCCGACAGTGATAGAAACCTGGCAGAAGAACTCAATGCGATTGAAGAGAAGATAAAGGCAAAGGAAGAGGAGATAAAGACAGCCGGCCTACACACCAATGACGAGAAACAGAAGCGCATAACAGAGCTGGAGGATTGTATCGCCAAGAAGAAGGAGGCAGTGGCAGCTATTGAGGATGATGTAAACAACAGAAACCGAGAGGCGAGAAATGAAGCCCAAAAGCGAATCGATGTCGCAAGTGAATCTCTACGAAAAGTCAATGAGGCAAAAAGGGCAATCAAGATGCGCATTGACGAGGAAACATGCAAAATAACAAGTGCAAATAACCGCATATCGTCCCTTCTTGACGAGAAAAACAGCCTTGCCGAGGAGTGGAAGAAATGCCACAGCAGTAGTTATACTCCTGGTGTGTGCTCCCTATGCGGACAACCCCTACCTGCCGACCGACAAGCGAGAGCCGAAGAGGAGTTCAACGCTCACAAGGCTAGCGAACTAAAGCGAATCGAGAAGAGAGGTGCCGACATTAACCAAGATCTTAAGAGCCTAGATGAACTCACGGATGAATATTCGGCGAGCGTGGCAAAGGCTAAAGAAGAACTCCAAGAAGCAGAGGCTTTCGAGAAAGAACAGATGGCAGCCGTGCAGGCGATTCAAAACGAAGGTGTTGCGTTTGTGGATATGCCTATAGATGTAGTGGAGATCAGAGGCGAAATAAAAACATTGAGAGAAGAAATTGATACGATACGCAAGGAGGAAGCCGAACAAGTCTCTTCTGTAGTGGAACGAATCGAAGAGGAGCGTAACAGCCTCCGAAGAGAGCGTGAACAACTCAAAGAGCTTGAATACAAGTCAAAGACAAAGGATACCTACAAGAGACAGATTCAAGCATTGGAAGAACGAGGACGTGCCATTGCGCAGAGCATAGCCGATACAGAGCGTACAGAGCAGGTTGTTCTTGAGTTTGTCAAAGCCCAGATTACCGCACTAGAGAGCCGTGTTAATGGCTTATTCAGTACCCTGAAATTTAAGTTATTCAACTACACGATTGACGGTAACCCAAGCGAAACCTGCATCCCTCTCATTGATGGTAAACCATATGGTGTAGCCAACACGGCAGCACAGATAAACGCAGGCTTAGAGTGCATCAATATCCTATCGGAGACCAAGTGCGTAACAGCACCCATATTCATAGACAACAAAGAGCGTGTAAACCGACTAGTGCCCACAAGGGCGCAACTCATAACGCTAAAGGTGACAGAGGACGAAGAACTAATTATTAACAACTAATCAACTCGTAAAATGAACGAAAAGAACGAAGCTGCCGTAGCAGCACAACAGTCCACAGCCATACAACAGCTGCCAAAAGACATTAGCGCACAAGTACTCACCAAGGTAGAAGCCTTTGAGCGCAGCGGAGAACTGAAAATACCGTCAGACTACAGCCCGGAGAACGCCCTAAAGAGTGCCTACATTATTCTCTCAGACCCTGAGAACAACTTGCTGGAGAAGTGTTCGAAGTCAAGTATCGCAAACGCCCTTCTCAAGATGGTAATTTGGGGGCTTTCCCCACTCAAAGGACAGTGTTATTTCATCCCCTACAAGGATCAATTGAAATGTACACCGGATTACTCAGGCAACATTGCACTAGCCAAGCGATACGGTGGTCTTAAGAGCATAAAGGCCAATGCGATATTTCAGGGAGACGATTTCGAGTTTGCCGTTTGTCCTGATGGTCACAGAGAGATTATTAAGCACAAGCAGACCCTCCAAAGTATCAATACTCCGGTAGTAGGTGCTTACGCAGTAACAGAGCTGCAAGATGGCACTAAAGACACCGAAATAATGAGTATTGAGATGATCCGTAAGGCGTGGGAGCAGGGAGGAGCCAAAGGGGTAAGCCCTGCACATCAAAAGTTTACCGATCAAATGGCGTGCAAGACGGTAATCAATAGAGCTTGTAAGTTGCTCATAAGAAGTAGCGATGATTCTGTCCTGTTTGGAGCTGGTGAAGATGATGATCAAGACAAGAAGGAAGATCCAAACGACATCATCACAGAGCAGGCTAATAATGGTGAGTTTGTGGATTTTGACGAGGTAAAGAAACCTCAAGAAGAGGAAGCAAAAGAAGAGCCTGCAACACAAGAGAACGCAGAGGCTCCATTCATGTAAAACGAGACATGGAATTGCGAGTAATAGCAACCGGAAGCAAGGGCAACGCTTACGCTCTAATTAGCGAGGATGGCAGCATTCTCCTATTTGAGTGTGGCGTGCCACTCCTAAAGGTAAAGGAAGCAATCGATTGGCAGATAGGAAAGGTCGTTGGTGTGTTATTGACCCATATCCACGGAGACCATGCAGGGCACGTGAGAGATTTTCTAAAAGCTCGCCTACGTGTACATACAAGCCAAGGTACAGCGGAAGAGTTAGACCGGTACGGAGTAACCCCTACAGAGCGTCAGATGGTACGTGTCTGCAACAGTGGCAGTGAGATTATAGGTGACCTTAAGGGGTTTAGGGTGATCCCATTCTCAGTCGAACACGATGCTCCGGATCCTCTCGGATTTCTCATTCATCACGAAGAAAGCGGAAAGGTACTATTCGCCACAGATACCTACTTCATTCGCAATCGATTCAAGGGGATTGGACACATGCTTATTGAGTGTAATTATCAGCCCTCAATCGTTGCTGATAACTTCTTCAGTGGACGGCTAAATTCGGCAATGTGGCGAAGATTAGAGACAAGTCACATGAGCTACGACAATTGCCTAAAGTTCGTAAAAGCAAATCAGGACAAGGATCTGCGCAATATTGTACTTCTGCACTGGAGCGAGGGAAATAGTAATCCGGACGAAATGGGACAAGGAATAGAAGAAGCAACAGCCATTCCTACAAGCGTGGCACGTGCAGGATTAAGAATACAACTAAACAAGACACCATTCTGAATATGAAAAAGCAAGAAATAAAAGGTTGGGCAGCCTACCTTGGGATTATAGCAATGGGCATTATTGGGCTTATGTTGTTGTTGGGAGATCCTCTAGAGACAGCAAGCAATAGAGAGGTACTTCTATGCTTCGCCATGAAGCCTCTAGGTGCGCTTATTGGGTGGTTTGCGATGCGTCTGATGGACAAGGCTATAGATAAGGGATTATTCCCTGATTCTGTGCTAAGATGGGCGAACCCCAAAAACGACAAGGAGGTCTGAACATGGGACGACAGGCGAAAGAAACTGTAGACTACTTCCCTCACTACGTTAAGAGTGGACGTACAATATTCATCCTAGAGAGCAAATTCGGGAATGATGGGTATGCCTTCTGGTTCAAGTTGCTAGAGATCCTCGGAGAGTCGGAAGGGCATTATTACGATTGTTCTATTTCTAACAATTGGGAGTACTTGTTAGCTAGGACACGGTGTAGTGAGGATGTTACTGAGGGGATTATCGACACGCTTCTATCCTTGGGTAAAATTGACAAAAAATTGTGGCAAGATAAGCGCATTATATGGTGCCAACACTTTGTTAACAACATTGCCGGCATGTACAAAATTAGACGTATGGAAATACCAACCCCTCCTAGTTTTGATGATGATAAACACGAAGGGGTAGGGGTTTCTACACGAATAAACCCCAAGGGGTCGGAGTTTTCTCAAGAAGAAACTACGAGGGGTAAGGGTTTTTATGGAGAAAACTACAGTTACCTAGGGTTTTCGGGGAGAAAACTCGAAGAAAAGAAAGAGAAAGAAGAGAAGAAAGAAAAGAACCAAAAGAAAGAAGAGAATAAAGAGAAAGAAGGAACCTCTCTTAAAAAAGAAATGCAGAAAGAAAAAAGTTCCGTGGAAGCGAATAAGAACGATAGAGCGAAGGCAAGCGAAGAGATCTTCCGCTATTTCAATGAGATGATGGCGCACAAGGCAATTCCGCCTATCGCAAGAATGACCGAAAAACGAAAGGGAATGATCTCGGCAAGAATGCGAGAAGGTTATAATCTCGAAGCTATTCTTTCGATGATTAAGCGAGCAAGCGAGAGCGATTTTCTCAACGGACTGAACAGCCGCAATTGGATCGCAAATTTCGATTGGCTTTTCCTTCCGAACAATTTCCCGAAAGTGCACGAAGGCAACTATGACAACAGAACCAAGGACAACGAGCGAAGCAATAGCCGAGGCGAGAGCCAAGCGCAAGCTGCCGATAGGAACAATCGGTTCACTTCTCCGGAAGTGCCAAAGGACTATTCAGAGCGATTCTAACTTCGATCTAACGGACGAGGACGAGTACAAGAACCACGCTAACATGCTAATCACGATTGCGAATATCATGCTACAGAGAGAGGGACGAACATTCGAGGTAGACGACCACAACAAGGACGTTCTTCGATTCTTGCTCCTCTACTTCAATGGCTCGAAGGACGCAGAGAAGGTATTCCCGAACGAGGAATACAAGCTCCGGAACAACCTGCTGCTAATTGGCGAGTCGGGAGTGGGCAAGACGCTCCTCATGCAGGTATTCTCCGAGTATCTACGATTGACGGAGAGCGAAAAGGCATTCGAGAACATTAGCGCAACGCAGGTGATGAACTACTACAAGATGCACAGCCATATCGACAAGTACACGTACAACGAAGCTGCAGGTGGACTAGAGGGCAAGCCCTTCGCCGTGTGTCTTAACGACCTAGGGTTGGGCACAGAGACGGCAAAGAGCTTTGGAACAAGTCTAACGCAGATTACGGATGAGTTTCTTTTTGCTCGCTATGAGATCTTCCAGCAGAGAGGAATAAACTACCACATCACAAGCAACCTCTCCGTCTCAGAGCTAAAGAGCCGCTTCGATAGTCGCCTTGTAGACCGCTTCCGATGCTTCAATGTTTTGGAGCTTCACGGAGCGAGCAGACGAAAGTAGAGGTGAACACAATAGCGCAACATTTGATTTTAGAGCGAAATAAAGCCGCTCAGCGAGTTTAATTGTCAAAGTGGATAGATTATACCACAAGGAAAAAATAAGCGTCTCAGAACGCAAAAGAAAAGGAAGCAACAAAATAAACTACTAAAACAAGATGTTTGAATTTGATTTTTATCCAACACCCGAGGAGGTTATAGAGCAGATGATATTTCCCGAAGACGTTAAGGGGAAGCGATTCTTAGAGCCATCGGCAGGCTCCGGCAATATCGTAGACTACCTGAAGAAGTACGGAGCCAAGAGCGTGGAAGCGTGTGAGAAGCAAGGCGACTTGCGAGTGATTGTTGCGAGCAAGTGTAGTGTGATTGCAGACGATTTCTTGACGCTTGTTAGTGATGACGTTAGCCACATTAACTGCATCATTATGAACCCTCCATTCAGCGATTGGAAGCGCCACATCCTACACGCTTGGGAGATCGCCCCCGAGGGGTGCGAAATAATCTCACTTTGCAACTATGAGAGCCTAGAGAATGAGCGTTACAATTCCGAGCTGAATTACACAATTAGGGACTATGGTACAACGCAAAATCTAGGAGCGTGTTTCAGTCGTGCAGAGCGTAAGACAAACGTAGAAATTGGACTTATCAAGCTATACAAGCCGATTACATCCTCAACGTTCGATTATGACGGATTCTTCCTCGATGCAGAGCCCGAGATACAGATGGGAGAGGCTGGACAGATTATGCCATTCAATGAAATACGGCAGTTTGTCGAACACTATGTTCGTCTTGTGAAGACCTTCGATGAGTTTGACGAGGTCGCAAAGAGGATGGGAGCTCTAACGAAGGCTCTAGATATTTCGATTTCCGAGAATATCGCAAAAATCGAAATAGAAGTTGGCGGAAAAAACGTGTACAAAACAAAAGCCGACTTCGTAAGAGCGATACAAAAAAAATGCTGGCGAAGCGTATTCAAAAAGATGAACATTGAAAAGTTCGTTACGGCAGGAGGGATGAACGATATTAACAAGTTCGTAGAGGATCAGTATAACGTTCCATTCACGACTCGCAATATCTACCGAATGGTGCAAATAATCGTCTCCGGTAGAGGTAACATCATGAATCGAGCTATCGAGGAGGCGATAGACAACATCACGAAGTATACCGCAGAAAATCGGTACGGAGTAGAGGGCTGGAAGACTAATTCGGGCTACATGCTCAATAAGAAATTCATCTTAAACTACGGGGTTCGTGTTGGTTTCCGAGATAGGCTCGAGGTTCAGTACGGTTCTCGTGCCACGTCTCAGATGGACGACCTTGTAAAGGCTATTTGTTTCGTGACCGGCAAGAACTATGATGACTACCAGGATTTGTACCAATTTTTCTATTCGGTAGAGAGGTATGCCGGGGTGTGGTACGACTTCGGAATTTTCGAGATTAAGGGCTTCAAGAAGGGTACGATACACGCAAAATTCAAGGACCTCAAGGATTGGGAGCTTGTCAATCGTGCGTATGCAGAGATCAAGGGAGAGGTACTGCCAGAATCAATCTAAAAAACAAAAGAAAAGAAATGGACGTAAAAACATTAGACGAATTGAGATTCAAGGCGCATAAGAACGCCTGTGAGAAGGGATTCCACGACATGGTACGCAGTAGTAGGCACTGGCTTGTACTCGCCTTGTCAGAGATGTTCGAGGCGATAGAGGCAGATAGAATAGGCAAACACTCGATTACTCACGGAGAGTTCTGCGAACTAATAAGCCGAGGAGAGGATTTTAAGCCGTCCTTCGAGAGATACGTAAAGGACAGCACAGAGGACGAACTCGCAGATGTTGTGATTCGCCTCTTGGATCTATCGGGGCTAAAGAGGATTGTATTCAAGAAGGAGCTGAAGAAGTACAAGTACAGCAACAAGATGCCGATTACAGACTTTGCATTCAATTTCGCAACGGAGCTCGTGTCTGCAAGTGTCACCGAGAAGGACATCTCAAGACTTCTGTCGATGATTATTAGCTACGCAGAGGCACGGAAGATTAACATCCAATGGCATATCATGGCTAAGATGGAGTACAACAAAACGAGAGAAAGACTAAACGGAAAAAACTACTAAACAACAAAGAAATGGACAAGGCTAGTAACAAGATTAAGAAGCTATCGGTAACTATAAGTTACGATATTCATGTAATGGATTGTGATACTCCCGAGGGCGTGATTCGAGACCTTAGAGAGCTAAGAAGAGAAGGACTTGATATTCTTTCGATTAGCAACAAAGACGAAAGGGCAAAGAACGTACTCAAGTGGATTGCTAATAAGTTCTCGGCAGAGCAAGCGTTCGCCCTTGGGTGCTATCTGAACGAGGTAGAGTTTAACGAAGAAGAGGAGGGCAAGTAAGATGGAGCTAGACGATGTAAGACTGACTTACGAGCAGAAGCTCGAGGTTGCAAGGTGGATTGTCTTAGTTAATAATGGAACATTATTGACTGGGTCGATAATGCTGAAAGAAAGAGGAATAGACCTAGGTAGAGAGCCGAACGATATTGATATTTTGGTTGTGAGTGAAGATGGGATTGGTGATTTGATTCTTCCGCCACTCGCAACGGAGATTGAGACCAATAGCGATGATGGGTATATTGTTAAGGCTCGGTACAAATACCTAGGCACAAAGATTGATTTTATCGCACAAGATGGTGAAAGAAACATTGGCATTGATTACTTGGCTTCTGTTGAAAATCTTCTTGAGAAAAAACGAGAATATGTAGAGAATGACACGAATCCCGAAAGTGTACAGAAGCACAAGAGAGATATAGGAATTATAGAAAAGTGGATCAAGGAGAATAGAAAGTAAGATGGATAAGAGGTTATTCGCCGTTGGTGTCTTCTCGTTCATGTTGGTGATTGTGCTTGTGGTGTACATTCTCAGAGTTGTAACGTACGACTTCCGAAGCAGACCACTCACAAGGCGAGAGAAGAGGATGTGTGTAGTAGAGTTTGTTTGTCTCGTGCTTTGCCTCGTGACAGCACTCGCAGGGCTTAAAATACTAGTAGAATTGGTATGAGAGAGATAAAGTTTAGAGGCTGGAATAGCAAAAACAAGAAGTGGATATATGGCTATTACTTCGCTAATCGTGGAGAACACTTTATATCTCCCGATGAGGTCGTAAATCCCCTTACAAGCTATGAAGATTTTGTCGTGGATAAAGACTCTATCGGTCAATACATTGGGATGAAAGATAAGAACGTAGTAGAGATATACGATGGGGATATACTGCAAGAGCTTTCTAGAGGCGAGTACGCAGAGGCAACTGGCATCCCTCTTTCCGAGCTAGAGGATTTGCCAGCTGATGGCGGACGTATAGTGTCTGTGGTCTATAATGCTCCAAGTTTCGAGTTCGCTCCCAACGAGTATGGGTACATATTCCTCAATAACCCCCATTTATTCCGTGTTATCGGCAACGTCCACGAGAACAAAGAATTGCTAACTAATAACGAATGAAGATATGGAAAGAATAGTACAGCTTACAGATGGTGAGTACAAGAAGTTGTGCGAGCTCGCAAAGATGAGCGAATCTGAAATAGAAAAAAAAGCGCAAAAGATGTATGAAGAAAAAGGTATGTATGGAATACAGCTAAATATCAATTGCGGAAGAACTGAATATAACGATACTATCGAATTTTTCGTTGGTGGCTATGTAAAGGATTGGCACTCGTTCCCTCTCACAAAAGACGAGAAGAAAAAGGTTTCTAGGTTTGTTAATAACAGAGTTCGTGAGATGATGGAAGACAAGTTCGGAAAACAAATTTTCGACTTGAATCACTATGAAAACAGGAGGAGGATTCTCGAAAGGAGGCATTCTATTTTTGTTGGAGTAACAATACTCGGATGGTTGTGTGCGGTTGGATTGGCTGTTATAGCCGTTGTTTTATGAGCTATGCAGAAGATAATGCTAAATGACAAATATTGTCTCACAGATGCTGCGCTACGAAAGCAAAAGACAATGACTAGGCGAATTGAGAGAGGACTAGAACTATTGTCTGAGACCAACCACAAGTTCGATGGCGAGAAGGTGATTCTACACTTTGAGGCGTTTGATAAGCCTATAATCATAAGACCGAGGTACAAGGTAGGCGAAATCGTAGCTGTAGCACAGGGATATTCGGAATGTGGAAGTGCGAACTTTGATGAATTGGAAAAAGAATCAGATTGGTTTCAAAAAGGGTTTGCAAACAAGATGTTCGTGAAACCCGACCTAATGCCTCACCAAATACAGATAACCAATATTGGATTGGAAAGATTGCAGGATATAAGCGAAGAAGATTGTCAAAGAGAAGGGATAAGGAAATTCGGAGAAGAGTTCGGATTCTATGACAATAAGAAAAATTGTACTCGCCTGTTTGGTACTTCACGTTCTGCATTTGCGTGTCTTATAGACCGAGTAAGCGGTAAAGGAACGTGGGCGAGTAACCCATACGTGTTTGTTTACGATTTTATGTTGGTGAGATGAATACAAGAGTAATGTTTTCGAGTAATACTGATCTTTGGGCTACTCCTCAGTCTTTTTTTGAGGAGTTAAACAAAGAGTTTCAGTTTACACTTGATCCATGTGCAACCGCCGAAAATGCTAAATGTCGCACTTTTTATACGAAAGATGATGATGGGCTAAAGAAGGATTGGGGGGGGCAAATTGTGTTTTGTAACCCACCGTATGGAATGGAAATAAAAAAATGGGTAAGAAAGTGCTACGAAGAAAGCAAGAAGCCAAATACGGTGGTTGTAATGCTTATTCCTGCACGTACGGATACGGCTTACTTCCACGATTATATATACAAAAAATCAGAAGTGAGATTTATTAGGGGACGACTAAAATTTGGTGATGCTAAAAATTCCGCTCCGTTCCCATCAATGGTAGTTGTTTTTAATGGAAATGATAGCAGATAATACAAAAATGATTCTGGATGCCTGCTGTGGAGGTAAGATGTTCTATTTCGACAAGAATGATCCGAGAGTATTGTTTCAGGATATTCGCACGTTAGAAACAGAGCTTTGTGATGGTCGGAAGTTTAGCGTGTCTCCTGACGTGTTGGCCGACTTTACGAATATGCCGTATCCAAGCGAATCTTTTTCCCTCGTTGTCTTTGACCCTCCACACCTGAAGTACACAGGGAGTAAGAAAGAGCTGAAAGGGTGGCAGATGATAAAGTACGGGAACCTTGGTAAGGACTGGAAGGATACTATACGGAAGGGTTTTTCTGAGTGTTTCAGAGTATTAAGAGGTGGAGGCTTCTTGATATTCAAGTGGAACGAGACGGATATTCCTCTTTCTGATATTTTGGAGCTTACGGACGAGAGACCAATACTCGGGCATAAGAGTGGTAAGCGCAGCAATACTCATTGGGTTCTGTTTATGAAGAATCATACTAAAAGGAGCTGATATGAAGATTGACGTAAGGAGGCGAGCAGCAGAATCTGAGTTAAGGAATGCGCACCGAATGGCGGTTACTCTTATCGTGAGAATCCTCTTTCTTGTGGATGGGGCGGATGAGAAGTTGTTCCGAATCCATGAGACGGCAGAGGAAGAGTTTGCACAGATTCTCGCTCTCGCCGAGAAAGAGGGGGGTAAGAAGCTCAGAACGAAGAAGCGGTACATAGAGCGACAGATGCACTCTATTCTCGCCATCAAGGAGAAGTCCGCAAAACTGAACTCGGGACTTAATACGCTTGGGATTGAGAATTGGGACTTAATCGTATCCCTCACACGAGTAGCCCTCAAGAAGGGGGAGCGTGCGATGAAGACACTCACAGACGCTGCCGTTAAGGAGGCTAAGAAGTTCGGGGCTATTGAGTGTAATACGCTAGCTACGCTGATAGTGGCAACGTTTCTCTATAAGGCGGTGGATGTATTTATTGAACATACGCAGGCTGATGTGGCAGCTCTCGGCATTCGCTCAAAGACAATAGACGATATAGCACGATGGGGCGTACATGAAGCAGCTAGCAAGATAGAACGTGTCGTGAATAGCTTACTAGAGCCTTACAGAAGCTCGGGGGCTATCATTGACTACGAGAAGCTAAATATGCTATTCCTACGTTGGACTGACAAGGTAATAGCAGCAGGGGCAATAGATGAAATAATTAAGAAGGCATTGAAGCAATTATGATTAAGGCAACAATAACGGGGTATCTCGGAGGAGATGCACAGATTAAGACAATAGGGGGGCGAGAATGTGTAGCCCTAAGCCTAGCAACGAACGGAAGAGAAAAAGACGAAGCGGGGCAGTGGCAGGATGTTACTCAGTGGATTGAAGTCCTATGGGGCAACACAAGCAGCAGTCTCGTACAATACCTCAAGAGGGGGATTGCAATACTAGCACACGGCACTCTAAGAGCGAGCGTGTATATTGACAAGAACGGCTATCCACGTGTTGGTATGACTCTATGGGCGGACTATGTGGAGCTATCACAAGGGAACAAAAAGACGGAAGAATGAAGGAACAACTAGAGAGGTTCGAAAAGAGGGTAGAACTCGCTACCCTCTTATCCGAGGGCGGGCTAGATATTCCGTACAACGAAGCAGACCACGACCTCGTGAATGAGATAGTAAAGAAGGCTTGCAAGTCGTACTTGAACGATTTGGAGCTCAAGAGAAAACAGATAGAATCGCTTTTGAAGATATGAGCAAGTTGAAAGCAAGAATTAAAGCAACGGGAGAAATAATCAAAGTTGTGGATTACAACAGCGGGAGTGAGTTAGTAGAGCTTTTGTTTCCAGCAAGCAATGGTGATAGGATCCTTAATTCCTGGGATGTTGTTTTTCTTGACGAAGAAGAGTACAAACCAATAGATTGGGAGCAGAGAAAATACGAGATAGCGAAGGAGGTTATGGTAGCTTTCTTTACGAATCCGAATAAGGAGGTATGGAATATGGCAGGCGATGCACAAGCAAAGTTGGCCACAATCGTGGCTAATAATCTAATCGAGAAGCTGAAAGGAGGTGAGCAATGAGAAAAAGAATAACGATTGAGGTAGAGGTGTCAGGGCACGAGGAGTACACGGAGCAACAGATAAATGACTTTTTGGAATCCGAGTTCGTAGGAACTGATCTAAGCGAGTGCGAAGACGTCTTCTTGGATGACGTGTTTGTGGGTTACAATGTGACAATGTGTAAAATTGAAGATTGTGAATAGCAATGAAAATCGAAAAATTACATATAGGCGACTTGGTCGTAGAGATTGGTAAGCCCGACAGAGTGTACAAGGTCATCTCGCTAGCGGTCGTGAATGATACCGATGTACACGTAGTGGACGTGGAGACCGAGACAGAAGCGCAGATGTTCTCCGCAGAAGAGCTGGAGCTTATGGAGTATAGATACAAGCTAGCCGGATGGGTTTATTACAATGAAGAGGATGTGTACACGGCAACAACCTCGGATATTCTAGATACGAACTACTGCATACGTGTCTCTGACTACTATAATAAGTGTTCGCTATATATATCAGGTAGTAATAGGTTCGACCTTATCGGGGAGTACCCGTCTGTCGAGTCCGCCAAAGAAGCTGCCGAGAAGCACTTTAACGACTTGATGGAAAAGCTAATCGAAGAAATAACAGAATAAAATATGAATTACGAAGTCAAATTTACTTGGCACACAGAAGCCAAGGAGCACAAAGAGGAATTTTTGATCGCCTGTGACACGTTCACCGAGGCTGAGAGCATGGCATACGCTTATGTCGAGAAGCAGGGAGGCTTGCTTGATAGTGTTAAGGCTATCAAGGTTAGCAATGTGACAGAGGTAGTCGAGGATCCTCTAATCAGACGAGAGCTAGAGGAAGACGAGAGCACGGAAGAGGTGGCGAAGATGTGGTACAAGGTCACTATAGAGCAGGACTACACAGACCCAGAGACCGGGAGGGTGAAGCCCATCAAGTACCGAATCCTACTACAAGCGGAGGATCCGATAATGGCGACAAATGTAGCTACCGAGCACATGGAGCAAGTCATGGACGACTACGTAATTCGTAAGATTGAGGAGACAAAGATCTCCGGGGTATTCTTGTAGCCTCTGTGACATCATGGCACGACAGATAAAAAGCCGTACACCAACGGTACGACAGAGGGGAGATGCGTTTACGTGCATTTGCACTCAGACCCTAGGGATTGAGTGCGTAAGAGAGCACCGATTTCACCCTACGAGGCGATGGCGCTTTGATTACGCATTCCCAGCGTGTCGGGTCGCTGTAGAGATCGATGGCGGTGTGTGGACATATGGACGTCACAACCGAGCCTCGGGGTATCTCGCCGACATGGAGAAATTCAATGAAGCAGCAGCTCTAGGGTGGATCATTCTCAAGTTCACACCGCAGGAGCAGTTTCGAGCGAAGACCCTCGAGCTAATCAAGAAGGCTCTAGAGGAGGCGCAATCCCGAGGAAACACTACTCTGCCGGCAGTCTAGGATAGATGGATCGAGAGATGATAGTAGGGGGTTGTTACAAGCATGGCGACTCCCTATTTTTCATCCCATTCGTAGAATGTTATATAAACTTAAATCTCAGAAAAATGGCGATATTAAGTAAGCAAACACTTGTACAGTACAAAATAATGTACTACCTTTGTAGTGTAAGAAAAGAATAGAAGTAAAACTACTAACAACAAGACAAAATGAAGACTCTAACAAAAGAACAAGTAATCGAGCTAGTAAGCAAGGCAGAAGGAATCCTAATCGCAACAAACGCTGGTGAACAAGTGACTAGCCAATGTGAAGAACTAGCTGAGAGCCTAAAGGGTATGTGCTATCATGGGCTTATCGCTGAGGACAAGGCTCCAGCAGACATCACAGAATCTCCGAACTACGAGAAGGAATGGGGAGTATATAAGTTTAGTGCTCCCGACTGCAATACAATCGACAGCGACCTCTACATCAATATCGGCGAGTAAGACAAACAAGGGGGCGGGCAGCCGCCCCCGATAAGACAATACTACTATGAGAGAGAAAAAGAATGGGACAGTGTACCTCGCTAGGGTAGCATTCATGTGCAAAGATGGAAGTATGCCATATATGCAAACCCTCACAATAAGATACTCGTATGTTGCTCGTATTGATGCATGGACGCTATATATCAATGAAGAGAATTATAAGGGGTATCTCGAGGGTGTTGATGATGCTTGTTTTGAGGGCTGGGGCAAGGAGATAAATCAAGATGAGGGAAATGCTATCATAAGAGGACTGCTTAATAGCGGATGGCATATAGTGCAGAGTGGAGATTACGGAGATTGGAATAACGTTGCTTGCCTTTATGCACAGCGTGCTGAAAATGCAGAAATATTGCTAAATGACATGTTAAGTAAGCTGAGAAATTAGAACTATGGATTGTTATAATTTCTATTCTAGGAGAGGGGGCAAAAGCTCCCTCTTTTTTTTGTGTAAGTATTTTATAGTGATATATTTAGTACCTTTGCAATATGAGCAAAATAGTAGAGACAACGATTGACAAACTTCACCCCGATGACAAGAACTTCAACAAGGGGACAGAGTATGGAGGGCATCTTATGGAGCAAAGCCTTCGAAAGTTCGGGCTTGGTCGATCTATCTTGCTCGACAGGAACAACCGAATCATTGCAGGCAACAAGACAACGGAAAAGGCTGGCGAATTGGGCTTCGAAAAGGTCGTTATTGTCGAAACGGATGGAAAAACCATTGTAGCGGTCAAGCGAAATGACATTGACCTTGATAGCGCAGAGGGACGTGAGCTTGCACTCGCAGACAATGCAACCTCAGAAGCCAATCTTGAGTGGGATTGTAATACAATAAATCAAGCTGTAGAGGAATTCGGGATTAGTACAACTTCTTGGGGGGTTAAAATTGATGATCTACAACCATTATATCAAGATGTAGCCAACGCAACAGAGAGGAGTGATGACTTCGAGGAAGAATTTAATTCTTACAACGACACGAATTGCGAGATGCCAATTGTCCCGGACTTTTTCGAAAGTCACGAGTGTTTTATAATTCCTGTTCACAATTCTATTGATGAGGGGTTTGTTCGAGATTTGTTCGGACTTAATGAGATTTACCGCTCTGCATCAGGGGACGGAAAGGAACGAAAAACAAACGTTGTGTCTGTAGAAAAACTCAGAAGCCTAGTAAAATGAAAATAATTTGTCCATCAAGAAAGAGGGCGCATATCTTCCAAACAAAAATCGAAGATATGGTAGTGCTTGTCGATAAGAGCGAGGAGAAAGACTACAAAAACATAGGCTTTGAGATTGATACACACGAGGGGCTTACGTCTCTATCAAGAATAAGGGAGTACGCATATAGGAGGTATGGGGATGTATTCTTTGTTGATGATGATATAGTGAGCGTTGAAAGACTGTATACAACGGAAAATCAAGCGTTGACTCCAACAGAAATAAGAGACTTAATATTTGATACGCAATACATTTCGTCGCAAGTCGGAGCAAAGCTGTATGGATTTAATAACGATCCAAACCCGACTCACTACAATCAACATAAGCCTTTTATGATGATTGGATATATAAATGGTTGCGCAATGGGATTAAACAAGTCTGACAAGCTATATTTTGATCCAAATACAACGGCTTGTGAAAGTCATTGGATAAGCCTACTTAACGCCTACTATCATAGATATTGTTTCATTGATAAACGCTTCCATTTTAGGCAAAAGGCTGATTCTACGTTTATACTAGAGGGTGGACAGACAGGGAGGCGAACACTGGAGAGTGAGAAAAACGACACTTTATTTCTTCGAAGAAAATTCGGAAATAGCGTGCAAATAAAAAGGGAGGTAAACAAAACGAAGCAACTACACGAGTATCAACGAGTCTTGAATATAAAACTATGACAAAGGAATATATATATTATTTGATTTGCCCAATCGACAAAACTGTTAAGTATGTAGGTAAATCAAAAGACCCCCAAAAGAGGTATAAGCAGCATATAACAAAGTTAGACCGCTTGATGACTCCAAAGCGATTGTGGCTTGAGGATCTTTTCAGAAAAGGGTTGAAACCTATTTGTAGGGTTGTCGAAGAGTGTGTCGGAGACGCCAGAGAAAGAGAACATTATCATGTAGAACTAAACAAGAAAACAGTCCTAAACATACACAGACCCAAAAAAGGCGAAAAATCATTCTCGGGCAAATACCCCAAAAAGAATTAGGGGTTATAATGGTTACAATTCAGGCATTAAAAATTAGGCTAGATTATGGGGCTATACAACAAGAAAATAGTTGATAAGATTACCGACTTGATAAGGTCGGACACTTATACTATTGCTGAGATTTGTCGCCAAGTTGGCATAACTCCAAAGACGTATCATAAGTGGATCAATACGCACGAGGAATTTGCGCTTGTTATCGAGGAAGCAAAAGAAGAGCGGATGCAGTTCTTTGTTCAGGAGGCCAAGAAGTCTCTACTGAAGAAGATACAAGGCTATGAAGTGACAGAAACCAAGGTTGTGACCGTACCGGGAAAGAAGAAAGACGAGAAGGACAATCCCAAGCCGACAATAAAGGAGCAAACAACAACGAAGAAGCACGTCGCCCCCGACACGGCGGCTATTATCTTCACCTTGACAAATGGAGATCCTAAACGATGGAAGAATAGACACAACACAGAAGTGACCGGAAAGGATGGTAAAGACCTATTCAAGACGCTTTCGAACGAAGATCTTGACAAGGAAATTGCAGACCTTGAGAAGAAGTTGAAGCAATGACATGACAAGGAGCGAAAGGGTAAGATATATACAGGCATTGCAAGAGCGGTTGGTGCGAGAGTCTCGTGCCGACCTTTTGCGTTTTACCCTTTCGACAATGCCGACCTTTGAGCCTGCCGACTTTCACAAGCGGTATTATGGAGTGTTGACCAAGTTTGCCCGAAAGGAAATTAAGAAGCTAATGGTATTCTTACCTCCTCAACATGGAAAATCGGAGGGCTCTACAAGGCGTTTACCGTCTTTCATTTTGGGGCAAAATCCCGATACGAGGGTGGCGATTGTTAGCTATAATGCCCCCAAGGCACGCAAGTTCAATCGTGAGATACAACGCATCATTGACACGCCCGAGTATCAAGAGATATTCCCCGAAACGTGCCTTAATGCGTCCAATGTAACCACCGTTGCCGGCTCGTGGCTTCGAAACGCCGATGAATGCGAGATTGTAGGGCATCTTGGCGGATTCAAGACTGTAGGAGTAGGCGGTGCGTTGACGGGTGAACCCGTGGACGTGCTAATCATGGACGATATTTACAAGGACGCCAAAACGGCTTGGTCTTCGATAGTGCGTGAGAGTGTATCGGATTGGTACGACACGGTGGCAGAAACACGCTTGCACAACAATTCGCAGCAGCTTATTGTCTTCACACGTTGGCATGAAGACGACCTTGCAGGCACATTGCTACGGCAGCAAGGAGAATATCACCCGACACAAAACCCGAACGGGTGGGTTGTTGTAGTGTATAAGGCTATCAAGGAAGGGGCTCCAACAGAATACGACCCGAGACAAGAGGGTGAGGCACTATGGGAGGCTAGGCATAATCTAGAGAAGCTCGAAGAGATTAGGAAGCGAAATCCTCACGTCTTCGAGAGCCTTTACCAACAGAACCCGAAGCCAAGCGAGGGGCTTATGTACGATACCGACTTCAAGGAGTATCAGATGCGCCCGGCATCTAGTTATTGTGTCCGCAAAGCTTATGTTGATACGGCAGACACCGGAGCGGATTACTTGTGTGCCATAGTATACGATGAGACCGAGGTAGGAAACTACATTGTGGACGTTCTCTATACGCAAAAGCCGATGGAGTACACGGAGCCGGCTCTAGCAGAGATGCTCACGAAGCATCAAGTGAAAGAGTGTGTTGTAGAGAGCAATAATGGTGGTAGGGGGTTTCAGCGTGCCGTTGAGAAGCAATGCCGCCTTATCGGCAATGATAGAACGAGATTTACATGGTTCCACCAGACCGAAAATAAAGACGTCCGTATTAACGTGCACTCCGCAGCGGTGCAGAATCTAACGTATATGCCACAAGGATGGATCTCTCTGTTTCCCGAATTTGCGGCCGCAATCACGGGCTACATGAAGATCGGGAAGAATGCACACGATGACGCTCCGGACTGCCTTACGGGGACAGTAGAGAAGCGTAGAGGAAAGACAAAGACGAATATTGAAGGGTTGTTTGGGTTATAATACGATAAGAGGATATGACAATAGAAGAGATACTTGCATTGGAATCTGCCGATGCGATAGTTGCCGAACTAAGAAATGGGAGAAATGCGGATACTCCGGATGTTGATAAGGCGGAGAAAGCCCTGGATCAGCGGAAACACGATGTAAACGACACCTACAAGCGTCCGGATAAGGTCGTAAAGGTGGATGAGGGGACAGACAGAGAGTCCGTGCGAATCGTAAAGGTCGCACGTATTGCCGTTGCAATCCAAAAGCTGATAATCAACCGTTCGGTGGCATTTTGCTTCGGGAATCCGGTTGCTTACAACGCAACACCAGATGGAGAAGAGCAAGAGCAAGCCCTTAAGCTCATCAAGAGGGTACTGCATTCTTGTAAGACCAATACGTTGAATCGAAAGGTTGCTCGTAGCGTGTTCGGGTATAAAGAGTGTGCGGAGATGTGGTATGTGACCGAAGGTGCACCACATAGCAAATACGGATTCAAGACGAATTTCAAGATCCGTGTAGCCCTTCTTTCGCCAAAGGATGGTAACGTATTGTACCCTTACTTTGACGAGTTGGGGGATATGATTGCCTTCTCTCGTTCCTACGTCCGTGTGATGGGTGGTGGAGAGCGAATCGAATACTTCGAGACATACACGGATGAGTATCACTTCCTTTGGGTCAAGGGGAAGGATGGATATAAGCCGGTCGATGGATACCCAAAACCTAATGCCATTGGCAAGATTCCGGTTGTCTATGGTCGGCAAGATGCGTTCGAGACCGAAGACGTTGATAACTTGATAGACCGACTCGAGAAGCTGCTATCCAACTTTGCCGACACCAACGACTACCACGCCAGCCCCAAGATTTTTACAACGGGTGAAATCGTGGGATTTGCACAGAAGGGGGAAGCCGGCGCCATTGTGCAAGGGGAGACAGGAGCCACAGCGCAATACCTATCGTGGCAGCACGCTCCGGAGAGTGTGAAGCTCGAGATTGAGACACTTCTCAAGTTGATATACACCATATCGCAGACACCGGATATCAGCTTTGAGAGCGTTAAGGGGCTTGGAGCGATTAGTGGCATAGCCCTAAAACTCTTGTTTATGGATGCTCACCTCAAGGTGCAAGACAAGATGGAGATCTTTGGAGATTATCTCCAAAGACGTATAAATATCATCAAGGCTTTTTTGGCGCAGTTGAATCCGATAATGGCGAGTGCTTTAGAAGAGATGGAGGTAGAGCCTGAAGTTACCCCTTACATGCCAACAAGCGAGATTGACGACATCAATATGTGGTTGTCGGCGAATGGGAATAAGCCTCTCGTGTCTCAGAAAGCAAGTGTCAAGGGGGCTAACCTCACGCAAGACCCTGAAAAGGACTTCGAGCAGATTCAAGAGGAGGCAAATGCTGAAAATTCCTTCTCTATTGGTGAGCCAGTAATAGATGCATAAATGAATATCCGAGAATTTTACCCTGTTATATATCCCTTTCGTCTGTGGGTGATTGTCGGCGGAACAGACAAGGAAATATCAGATTTGTTCCTTCAATACGAAGGAGAGGAAATAGAGAGCCTTGACAAGGGAATCTCAAAATCAGAGGCTTTCGCAATGCCGGTGATAAGCAAGGAGAGCAACCACTACGGAGTCGTTGTCTACTTCGTCAATAGGAGGGTGATGACGTGTTCCGTAATAGCGCACGAGTCCTCTCATGCTGCGAAGTTTCTCTTCGAGCATATCGGTGCGGACGTCAAAGAGCACGAGCCGTTTGAGTACGTTGTCGGATGGATTGCAGGGTGCTGTGAGAAAGCAAAGAAAAATAAGGAATAATCGTGTCTAAAAGGCGGAAAACAAAAGTATTCTCTTTCCAAGGGTTCGACCTTGCGCATTACAAGGCTACAGAAGCCTATACTCGTGCCGTTAGTGCCTTATTCGACAAGGCCACGGACGATATTGCCAATGCAGCGAGCCGAGAGAATTACAACCCCGATAAGCCTTTCTCTTTCGATGATTACCCGAAGGCGAAAGCACAGCTCCAAAAGACCATCAAGGGGCTGGCAGGGAAGATGCAGGCCGTTATAGAGACCGCCTCCCGTAAGCAATGGCTATTTGCTTGCCAAAAGAACGATGAGTTTATAGCTTCGATATTCGACACAACAAAACTAACAAAGGGGCAACTCAAGAAGTATCAAGACCGCAACCTTGATGCACTTCAATCGTTCCAGCAGCGTAAGGTTGGAGGGATGGATCTCTCCGAGCGAGTATGGAAGTATACGCAGCAATACAAAGAACAGATAGAGGCAGGGCTTGATGTTGGGCTTGGTGAGGGGCGCAGTGCGCAACAGCTATCGAGAGATCTACGGCAGAACCTCAAAGACCCCAACCGCCTATTCCGCCGTGTGCGTGACAAACGAGGGAACTTGCAACTATCCAAGTCGGCGAAAGCCTTCCATCCCGGGCAGGGGGTCTATCGCTCGAGCTACAAGAACGCAATGCGACTTGCTCGCTCCGAGATTAACATGTCGTACCGGGAGAGCGACCACCTGAGATGGCAGCAGCTTGACTTCGTTTTAGGCTTTGAAGTACGCCGCTCTAATAGAGAGCCAAAGTGCAATTGCGAGTTGTGCGAACGCCTCGTTGGGCGTTACCCTAAATGGTTCAAATTCAAAGGGTGGCACCCTCAATGCTTGTGCGATACAAAACCTATCCTTGAGGACTTCTACAGCAAGGAGCGTTCCGATGATAGAGTAGCTCGTATGCGTGCAGCTCTAAGAGGCGAGGAGTACAAGAAATATGTATCCAAAGCCTTGATAAAGGACTTGCCCGACAACTTCAAAGAATGGGCTTCTGAGAATGAAGAAAGGCAAAAGAATTGGGCTTCAACACCTTACTTCATCAAGGATAACTTCGTGGATGGTGACCTATCAAAGGGGTTGATGTACATTCAGAAGCAAAAGCCACTGACATTACTTGAAAAGGCGGCAATTAGGCACGAAAATCGTACACCTGAACAAGCGCAAGCCATTCAGGCGCGCTGGGATGAGCGTAGCGCAAGCCGTCTTATAGCAAAAAGCGAAGAGATAAAGGATGAGGTTCAGGCATTCGCTGTTAGCGTTGCTGCTGAGTTCGGCGGACGTGTCACGCCTGTCAATCTGAAGACGAGGGCATCTATCATCCGCAAGCTGGGTACGGCTGAAGTGAACCATGACGCACGCGAGATAAAGGATGCTGTGCGGACAACAATCATGGTTGATTCGGACAAGGTTGATGGCGTGAGGAGCTACTTCAAGCAAATCAAGTCCAGTGGTGGTAACGTGCAGCGAATTAAGGTGCAGGCTGGTAGTGTTTTCCTTGGATATACGGGTACTATCGTCAATATCAATGGGGCAAATGGATTGACCGCTGAAATACAGGTGAATACCCCCAAGATGATATACGCCAAAGAACCACCCGAAGACGCTAAGCGCATAATCGGTGAGGCTCTTTGGCGCAAGATACAAAGAGAAACGGGACTACCTGGTGGGCTTGGTCACAAATACTATGAGCAATACAGGTCGCTCACATACGAACAACAGCGGTCTGAGCTTGGGAGAGAGATTGCCCGTAAGTCAGAGGAGTATTACAGCCACTTCACGGAGTGATCTCTTCCCACTCGACACCGAACGTGTCGTATTGCTCTTGTGAGATTGATTGCAGTGCATTCATCACTCCGTGGCTGGGCATCCCCCAAGCTACGCTGCTCGTTTTGTCTGCAAAGCGTTCGTTTAGGTCTGAGAGGCTTTTTAGATAGCGGTTTCCGCGTTCGTCCTCTCTAATGACAACATCTGCTTCGTAGTTGTAGAAGTACTGTTCCATTATTCTTGTTTTTGAATAAAGCAGTCATTTGGTCAGCCACTCGCATCCCACCGCCTTATTTCATGCGCCATACCACTTGTGGTAAAGCCTTGTCCGCTGTAATGACTGCTTTGTTTTGTGTAAAGTTACTGTAGAATATGCTGTGCTTTTTCTAATACGATTTGTGGAATGTGATTTTTTTTGTTCATCGTCTTGTCTTTTTACGGTGTAGCGTTCCACGAAAGATTGTGCACCTCTTATTCTTATAGGGTCGTCCGGGGGCGATGCCGAATGACCATAGTCTGCTTAATGATACTCCAAGCTGCTCCGGAGTAAACCGATCATAGATAGCAGCCACAGATCCAAAGTAGTAGTGCTCATCATCCCCTAGGCGTACGTGGTATATAGTATTTCCATTCATAGTCTATACTATTATTCTACATACAAAGATAGCAATTATATTTAATATAACAGCCAAATAAAAGCAAGCCGCACAGAGATCGACATAAAACACTGATAATCAATTGCAGACAATGCTTCTTTGTATTTTTATATCACTATAAAATACTTTATCTTTGCGGTGTAAATAACACTATAAAATATTGACTATGACCTATCAAGAGATTCTCGCACTACTGACTGCAACGTTCAAAGGCGTGCGAAAAGACGGATTAGAGCAGATGGCACGCTCTCTGGCGTTACATTGTGCAACCGAGCAAGAGGCAAAAGATCTTGTCGAAAAGCTCACAGATGCGCAGGTGAGTGAGTATGTCAAGGACTTTCGCAGGGTCGTTGATAAGGAGGTTTCCGAAGGGAACAAGACCTTTGAGGACAATCTGAAGAACAAGTACGATTTTGTGGAAAAGAAAACAGAGCCTTCTCCAACCGAAGGAGGTGATCCGAAGGATTCTCAAAAAGAAGACATTGCGGCGATTGTTGCTAACGCTGTCGCAGGTGCGGTGAAGCCTCTGCAAGATCGACTTGAGAAGTACGAAAAGGGCGATGTGGAAAAATCAAGGCTTGAGAAACTAACTGAGAAGTTGAACGAGTGCAAGGATGAAACTTTCAAGGATCAAACCTTGAAGGACTTCAAGCGAATGCAGTTCGAAACCGATGAGGCATTTTCTGAATACTTGACCGAAAAGGAAGCCGACATTGCAGCCGCAAATCAGAACATTACTAATTCCAATCTGCGAGGTAATAGTGCACCGCACAAGCCAACCGGAGGGAATAGTAAGGAGGCTTCGAAAGAAGAACTTGATGCAGCGGTTGGAATGATGTATATCTAACTTAAAAAGGAAACGTAATGACTGGAAATTTGACGAATCCACGGGAGGATGTGAATACGAGCAATGACAACATTGTAATCGTAGACAACCTCCAGACTATTAGAGGTGGACGTACCCTTGACGTTACGGGGTACAAAAAGTCGGTTATCAATGCAGGGCATGTAATCATCAAGGAGACAGCTTCGGGTGTGTATAAACCTATGCCTCTCACTTCAGAGGGAACGGCTTACGCAGCGCTGCCTACCGGACATGAGTATGCAGGTATCCTCATTGGCACAATTAAAACGAACCGCCCCTTTGCTGCTATCTTGGTAAGGGGAACGGTGAACCACGCAGCAGCGCCGTTCAACATGGCGACTATTTTGCAGGCGGTAAAAACCGCCTTGCCTTTGATTGACTTTAGACAAGACTAAGTAAGCGATGGAAAAAAGTGTATTTATTGATTGGTTAGATAGATACTTTAAGGGTATCGTTGTACGAGTTGTAGAGAAGGTCAATGAAGCCAATGAGGAGAAACTCACCTACATGTTCAAGAGCATGTTGCGTAAGGAGTTCTCTGTGACCGGGAAGTGGGAATCCGTAAACGTTCTCAGTTCTCGTGTGTCAGCCGACTTCGTTGCGCTCAATTCATCCTTGCCACTCAAGAGTCGTGATTCAATCGGCAAGGTGTCTGGTGACATTGTAAAGAGCGGTATGGAGTTGTACCTTGACGAGGCGCAGCTTCAAGCCATGGATACGATGGTGGCTACCGGGGCGACCGATGCCGAAATCGTGGCAAAGTTGTTCGAAGACACCCCCAAGGTGATTACGGGTATCTACGAGCTTATGGAGCGTTGCTTCCTTGAGGGCTTCTCTTCGGGTGTCACGATGATTGACGACAAGGACAATGTTGGTCTTGGGGTGCGTATTGACTACGGCTATCTTGATAGCAATAAGTCTGGAGTAAAGGTGTTGTGGAGCAATGCGAATGACGCAACGCCGCTTGACGACCTCCGCAAGATGATCGACAAGGCTAATGATGCAGGGAACCCTGTCTCTGATGTCTACATGGACGATGCGACCTTCGAGCAGTTTGCTTCTTCTAAGCAGGTTAAGGACTTCTACGCATGGTCTCTTAAGGTTGCTAGTGGGGCTGTTGTTCCTGCACCTTCTCTCGAGGATCTTAATGCCGCTCTTGGTCGTGACTCAAGATACAATGTGACGATTCACGTTGTTAAGCGCAAGATCAAGGTAGAGCGTGACGGAAAGAAAAAGGTTGTAACGCCTTGGAGTGCCGGCAAGATTATTCTCACCGGTTCAACAGAGGTTGGTGTGCTTGCTTATGCGAAGCTCGCAGAAGAGAACCATCCGGTTGCAGGTGTTTCCTACCAAAAGGCGGATGGGTACATTCTTGTTTCGAAGTTCCGTGAGAATCGTCCTCATGTTGCAGAGTTCACTTCGTCACAAGCTCGTGTTGTGCCCGTGATTTGCAATGTGGAAGGCATTTACCAGATTGATACTAAGGTTATACAAGGTTGATTATGAAAAGAGTAGTAGTACTTGTAGAGTTTGCGGATCGTGATTGTTTTTCGAAGCGTTACGGTGTCGGAGAAGAGCTTTTCGGATTCGATGAGGAGCGTATTGCAGACTTAGTAAATCGTGGCATTGTCAAGGTCGAAGATGACGAACAAGAAGAGACTCAAAAGACTAGTGCAGCAGATTTGATTGCCTATGCCAATGAGAGTGAAGACTTGGAAGCTCTTAACGAACTTCTCAATAGCGAACGAGAACGAGAAAAACCACGCTCAACGGTCGTAAAGGCTATTGAGGAGCGTATTGCCAAGTTGTCGGAAGAACAAGAAGATAAGCAGAGCGAATGACGAACAAACAATACTTAGTCAAGTCCCTATCCGGGCTTAATATCTCGGAGGATGATATTGATCTCATTCTGATTAAGTCAAGCCTTGATGGAGAGGCAGAGGCGGACGTGCGAGGGTGCGATGAGGCTACCTATCGGCGAATGTCGCTAATCCTAAAGGGCGTGATGCAGAATGTATCTGAAGGGGGATATTCAGTATCGTGGAATATAGAAGCGGTGAAGCTATATTACAGCTCCTTGTGTTCGGAGTTGGGGCTTGACAATGTATTGTTCTCTCGTCCAAAGATCCGTGACCGTTCGAACGTATGGTAAGGCAATATCCCCACTACTTGTTTGCTACCCTATCGGAGGAATCGAGGCAAGACGAAAATGGCAATTGGACTCTTGGAAGTCAGCGTGTTGTGTTCTTGTCGATTTGTCGAGAAGAAACCGATGGTAGGGGGCAAGAGGTACAGACAGCAGACGGCAAATACCGCAAGTTCTCTTCGATTATTCAGATCCCCAAGTCGGCGATGTTGGAGATAAAAGAGGGAACAAGTGTATTTGTTGCGGATAGTGCGGATGGTTCGGGCATTAGAATCGAAGGAGTAGTATTGAAGTTCGACCGTGGGCAATTGCATTCAAGGCTATGGGTATAGAGGCTGATTTCTCAATCGATAGCGTAAGGGGACGCTTTGATGCGTTCCTAGAAGTTGTGGAGGATGAGCAGATAAAGGCTCTACAATACCTTGGCGAGATGTGTGTTGCCCACGCACGCTCCATCCCAAAGGAGCAGGGATTCCAAGATAGAACCGGAAATCTACGAGGCAGTATCGGCTATGTTGTCTTTGTTGATGGCGTTGCCATCCATTCTCTGTACAAGGATGGTGCTTCGATTGGAGCAAAGAAAGGTGAAGCCTTGGCAAAGAGTGTCGGAGCACAGAAAGAGGGTATTTGCCTTGTTGTTACGGCAGGGATGAATTACGCTTTGTATGTGGAGAGTCGAGGGCGTGATGTGGTGACGAGTGCTGAGCTATTGGCAAAGCAGGAGTTGCCCAGGATGCTTGAGCAACTCAAGAATGACATCAATGAAGCAATGAGATGAAGACATCATTTGAGCTTGATAGGATTATTCGAGACCTCTTGGTTCGTTCACAAGTGGCTATCAATGGTGGTATCTACTACCAAAACGACCGCCCCGATGGCTCAATGAAGGAGGATATTGTTGTTAATACGATTGCAACGACGCAGGAGTCCCTACCTCAATTGGCAACGAGCAATATCAATATCTACGTGGCAGACATAAGGCTGAAGATAGACGGTGTGGAGCAACTAAAGCCGAATAGAGTACGACTTGAGGAGCTAACGAAGTATGTTTTAGAGTCCTTGCGCAGGGCTCGTGTAGAGGGATTGTTGTTCAGTGTTGAGGGGCAGGCAATACTACAAGAGAGTAGTGTAGATCAGCACTATTCGAATATAAGAATAACGTGGAACATTCAGATTGATTGATAAGATTATGGCGGCAAAGAAACCAACAATAACACTCGGGCTTAGCGAGATCCGTGTAGGAGATGCAGCCCCCAATGGCGTGATGCCAACTTCCCTAGAAAAGATAGGGAGAACTTATAAAGACACCTGCAAGCTAACGCAAGAGGCAGGGGAGGTAACGGAACACTTCGAAGAGAACAATCCAGCTCCCATTATACGATTCGTGGAGAAGAAGATACCCAAGCTTGTATTCTCCATTATGGACGCAGATGTAGATGCGCTAGCAGCCTATGTAGGCGGTAAGGTGGTAGAGACAGGTTCAGACCCAAACAAGGTGAGAACGTGGCAGTTCGATGGCACCGAGGAGGTGGCACCAAGATCCATCCAAGTAAGAACGAAGCAGGGGTTGTATATCGATATTCCCAATGGTTCTATCGAGGCGCATATCAATGCGGAGTTCTCGGCTAAGGGTATCTTCCTTGTTGAGTTCGAGGTTACACCCCTAAGTGTGGATAAGGACGGAGCCATTAGAGCCTACGTTCCAAAAGCGTAATGTGCTGAAAATTAGTAGATTTTTCTTTCGTTGTTAGTTGTTGGAGGGGAGGGGTGATTGTGCTGTAGCTCCTCCCCTCATTTTATTTACAGAGTATGCTAGATCTTGAACGAAACGAATTAGAAAGGTTGATCAACGAGGGGTACACCTTTGCTATTGAGGTGGTGTGTAGCAGAAAATGGTATCAGCTATGGAAGCCACGGACATGGCGAGAGAGGCGCAGCTTTACGATAGCCGAACCCACCCTCTCAACGCTTGATAGGATTGCCCGAGAAGCTATCGAGGTAACGATAGACGAAGCAAGGGTTAAGGGTAAGACACCCCTAGATGAAGCCAAGCAGCTGGCAGCACGGCACGCAGAGAGAGCCGCCCATATCCTGGCTATTGCCACTCTAGGGGAGGAGCGATTCAAGCCCAATACGAGATACACCGAAGACACGGAGCGCATTGCACGGCTATCGGCTCTATTCCTACACAACATAACCCCCTCTCGTCTTCTTGAGCTATTCAGTGCCGTTATAGCCATGATGAACCTAGGGGATTTTACCAACTCTATTCGATTGATAGCGACCAATCGCACCGCAATGCCAAGTCGGGTAGAGACCGAATTAGAGGATTAAGAAGCCCCTACGGCTATCGAGGTGCCTTGTGCGAGCACTTCGGCTGGTCGTACGACTTTCTTCTGCACGGCATTGCGTGGATGACGGTACAAAAAATGATGCTTGACGCTCCTGGTTATACAGGCGAAGAGGAAGAGGGCGAGCAGGATCTAACCCTTACAGAGGGGAAATGCGAACAGATTGCTAACTATATCAATTCGTTAGAGATATGAACAACCAAGATGGCGGACTTTATTTCTCCGCTAGTATAGACAACGAAGAGCTTTTGCGCTCCGTGGATGAGTCCATAAGACAGATACAAGGACTATCCGCCGCCGCTGCCAGGAGTGGCGAGGAGATGGACGCTTCGTTCTATCGCACAAGTGCAGAGATGCGGCGTGCTCTTGGCGACATGGGGCGAGCTTGCGAAATTCACGAGACTGAACTTGCGAATCTTGGATCTAGATACGAACAGCTGGGGAATGCCATCAAGCAAGCTGAAAGCAGGGGAGACTCCGGAGAGGTGGCTAGGCTTCGTGAGGTCGCACAGTCCATACAAGGAGAGATCGCCGTTCGCAAGAGGCTTCTCCAAGAGGCGCAGAGCGCATCTAGCGTACTAGAAAACCTCACCGAAAAGCGAGAAAAGGAGGAGCAGGCAACCCAAGAGACAACAAGAGCCAACGTATCGCTTCGCACACAGATACGCAACCTCAAAGAGGAGATGGCGAACCTTGTTGCCAATGGCATTGACGAGCAGAGTGATGCCTACAAGAGGCTTGTCAATGAGTTAGGACGCCTACAAGACATACAAGGCGACATCAGCGCACAAGGAAACATTCTGGCCAACGACCAGTCCTCATTCCAGGGGATGCTATCCGGATTGTCTGGGCTGACCGGTGCATTTAGTGCCGCCTCGGGTGCAGCAGCCCTATTTGGCGAAGAAAACGAGGAGTTGCAGCGTGTAATGGCCAAAGTGCAGGCCATCATGGCTATCACGATGGGGATGCAGCAGGTCTCTCAAGCCCTCAACAAGGATAGCGCATTCCAACTTGTCACCCTCAACAAGCTAAAGACGTGGTGGACGAAGATAACACGTGCAGCAGCAGGAGCTGAAGCGACAGAAGCAGCTGCCAAAAGGGCGGTAGCCACTTCTTCTGCACAAGCGACCACGGCAGAATCCGCCGATACGGCAGCTAAAGGACTCAATACAGTAGCGGCAGGAGGTGCCACTGCGGCGAATTTGACCCTTGCCGGAGCCATCCGTGCCGTGGGGCTTGCCATCAAGTCAATACCCGTATTTGGTTGGATATTGGCGGGTATTAGTGCGCTTATCACCGCAGGGACACTACTTTATCGCAAGTTCACCAGCGAGCACAAGGCAATGCAAAAGGCGAATGAAGAGTTCTCCAAGTCTGTTATCGAATCCTCCTACAAGACAATCGGAGCCGTGGAGAATCTTTCTCTACAATGGTCGAAGCTAGGCAACGACATGAAGGCAAAAGAGAAGTTCATCAAGGACAACAAAAAAGCCTTTGACGATTTGGGAATCTCAATCAAGAAAGTTCATGACGCTGAGAATCTGCTAATCCAGAACAAAGAAAACTTCATCAATGCGCAGATCGCCAAGGCACGTGCTTCCGTATGGCTGGAAAAGTCTATGGATGAGGTAAAAGACATCATGGAGCTTGAAGAGCAGTACAGCAGGATGCCCGACAAGGTAAAAAGAGAAGCGTTATCAGGTAGTATTACTTCCGGGGTTCATTCTTATACCTCTTATGAGGTAGACAATGAAGAGAAGAAAGAGCTTGCCAAGACCATTGACGCCAAGAAGAGACGGCATAGACAAATGCTTGAGAACTCATTCAATGCAAGCAAAAACGAGGAGTACTACATGAAGAAAGGGGGATTAACTCCTCTTGATGACAAGGATAAGAACAAGCCAACAAAGAGCGGCAAAGATCCCTACATTGAGCAGCTGGACAAGCGCAAGCAAGCCTACCTTGAGGTTGAGAAGATGGTATCGTCTAGTGACGAGAAGACACGACAAGAAGGGGAAAGGCGTTGGGAGATGCTGAAAGCGCAGGGCGAGACCTATCTAGACTACCTCAAGACTGAGCGAGACAAGCTAGAGGGGCTAGGGAACCTATCAGCAAAGCAACAAACGCACCTTATGGAGCTTTACAAGCGAATCGGAGAGGAGGACAAGAAGGGCTTGTTAGATCTATTCGGGGACGGATTAAAGCAAGAGCTGGCAACGGCAGAAAGCATTGTAGACAAGTTGGACATCCTAAAAAAGGCAGCATCTTCTGCAAGTGGAGATACCGGAATAGACAAGGGCAAAAGAGAGACCATCAAGGCTGAGGAAGAAAGGCTACTTGCCTCAACGCTGGAGAATTACATCAAGGTACAATCGGAGCACCGAAAGGCAACCGATGCGAAAGTGTCGGATTATGAGCGATATGCCAAGGAGGTAGAGCGAATAGAAGAAGCCCTTGCCGGTAAGGTAAGCGACATACAACGGCAGATCCTAACGACAGAGTTGCAGACAGCACGTATCAAGCGAGAAGATGCACGAGCCAATGAATACGAAGCTCTTATCAAGTCGTTTCAGTCCTATGAAGAGAGGAGGGCAGAAATAGCTCTCGAGTACGAGAAGAAAATAGCACTAGCCGGCAATGATGAAGCCTTGAAGTCTCGTATTGCAGGAGAGAGGGACAAGAAACAGTCCTCTCTTGCCGTGGATGAACTACAGAAGTCGGAAGCCTGGAGCAACCTATTCAGCGACTTGGATAGCCTTGCTTCTGAGAAGATAGAAATCCTCATTGCAGAGATCGAATCGAAGTTCTCCACGCTATCGGGTGTATTCAATCCGATTGACCTAGACGCCATTCGCAAGAAACTCAACGAGGCTCGCAGTGTCCTAATTGAGAGAAACCCTTTTGCCGAACTCGGGAATGCCCTCAAGGCGGCACTCGAAACGAGTGAAGGAGAGAACAGAAAAAGCACTGAGCAAATAAAATTAGACTGGAAGAATCTAGCACAGGCCACCTCTAAGAGCTTCGACTTCGTTCATGAAGCCGTTGAGAGCTGCGCACCGCTTAAGGAGGTTATCGGTGAGGTTGGAGAGACGGCATTAGGCAGCCTTGAAGCGGTAGCAGCGGCAAGTATAGCCGTAGCAACAGCAATTAAGGCGGCAGAGACAAGTACGGTTGTATTAGCTATCATCCAAGCGGCACTTGTTGCTGTACAGGCGATAGGCAAACTCTTGCAGATACACGACAATAAGCGAGAGAAAGCTATTGAGCAACACTCAAAGAACATAAAACGGCTAGAGCACGAGTACCAAAGGTTAGAAAGAGCCATCGAAAAAGCATTCGGTAGCGAAAAGTACCAAAATGCAAGCCGTGCTATCAAGAATCTGGAGAAGTCTGCGGAAGAGGCTCGCAAGAAGGCGGAAGAAGAGCGAAAGAAGAAGAAACCGAAAGAGGAGAAAGCCGAAGAGTACGAACAAGAGGCAGAGGCATTCAAGCAGAAGCAGGAAGACTTACTTAATAAGCTCCGAGATGAAATTATCGGAGGGAGCGCTGCAAGTATCGCCGAAGAGCTGGGCAATGCCTTTGTGGACGCATTTTCTCGTGGAGAAGACGCCGTAGAGGCTTGGGGAAAGTCGGTTGATAAGATTGTACAAGGTATCGCAAAGAGAATGATTGTACAAGCAATATTAGGCAAGCAGATAGAGAATGTGATCAAAGCCTATGAGAACAAGTGGAAAGACAAAGATGGGAATATAGATCCTAATAAGGTCGCAGAGGGGGCAGAAGGTTTTGCTAATGACCTAAAAGATGTAGGAACTAAAAGTAAGGAAGCAATCGAAGCTATTCTTAAGCAAATGGGGATCTCTCAGGATATGGGTAGCGAATCGACACTGAGAGGGGCAGTTAAAGGTGTGACGGAGAAGACCGCAGGGCTTATTGAAGGGCAAATGAATGCTATCCGGATCAATCAACAGAAGGGTACAGACCTCATGAGGGAGCAATTGTTTCACCTCTCAGCAATTGAGCGGAATACAAGATACTTGGCTAGCATTGACCGAAAGCTAGACAGACTTAATAATAACAGAGCATATGGGGCATAATAGTAGTACAACAAGACGGATAAAAAAGGAGCTAATGGAGATGTTGGGCGAGAAAAAAGCTTGCTCCATTGGGACGCTTGATGTTGCCTCGTCCAAGAGCGAGGATGATATTGTAGGGTTATTCTGGGAATATTACCGATTCTCGGTTGCAAAGCGTCTTCCTTCTCCGGAGTACATAGCGAATCGGGTTCCTCAGGCAACGGAGCAAGGGATATATGCGAATGCCAAGGATGTTAATCTGCACAACAAAAGACAAGTAGCCCTTCTTGGCGCATCGGTTGCAAAACTATCTTATGATGGTGGCGGGTGTGCACATGTTATCATTACAGATAATTCAAGAGCAGAGATAACGCTAAAGGATGGATTTGCCCTTTGGCTAGATGTGCAACGCAATGGGCGTGTGTCTATCGTGGCAAGCGACTACTCAACTCTCCGAGTGCACAGATATGGAAGGAATACCTATGTGGCTATCGTCTGTGATGACAATGCGGATTATAAGACTATAAAACACGAGGAGGAGACCTATGATAAGGTATAATATACGGGGTATTGATACCCAAGATTTTGGGTTGATAGTGAGCGAGGGTGTCGGTCTTCTAGACCCTCTAACCCCCAAGCGCAATAGACGTGCACAACTTGATGGGTATGTACATGGTGAGGTCATCAATAGAGCGAAGATCTTGTTCGAGTCTCGAAAAATAACCCTAAAGTGCGCACTTGTTGGGGATGGAGCAACGCAATTCTCAGAACGTGCAGCAGCCTTGAATGAGTTGTTCTATGGTCGCAATATTGGCACAACCTTTAGGCTTGAAGTTGTAACGCCGGCCGACCATCCCCTAGAGTTCGAGGTGTATTGCTCGAAGATTGGTACACTTTCGAACGTAAAGTGGCGTAATGGAGTGATGGCAGCAAGTGTCACAATTGAGTTGATAGAGCCGGAGCCGGTAAAAAGGGTGTACAAAATAAACCCAAAGACAACAAAAGTGCAGGTAAAAAACCCTCTAGGAAAGCAGCTGAACATTTACAAGTCAAAAAGGGACGTGGCTGGGAATCCTAGAGTACTCCTAGATGGTCGTAATAAGATTATAGATATCCCATATAGTTTTGACTCCAATGGGGATTACATGATCATAACCGGAGACCTAAATGGGGAAGACCAACTAAGTGTAACTAACGCAACGTTGATATGGAGAACTTGAGACTGTATACACCCAATGGTGTTGAGATACCTCTTGTTAGCTATGCCAATAATAGCATACCAACAGAGGTAAAATGCACTATGGAATGGCAGGGCGATGAGTCTATTTCCTTGCGAATAGAGAGCGCAATGCCTATTGACATACCTCTTTACAGCTATGTCGACTATAAAGGAGTTCGTTTCCGCATGAGCCGACCGGCAGAGGTGAAAAAGGAATACGATACGCTGGAATATGGAATAGAACTAGAGAGTGCACGCTACGAATTGGGGCGTGTTCTCTATGATACGTCCGTAGACCCCACGCAGGCGGCTCTCTCGAAGGTATATTCCGGGGGTAGCTTTGGTAATCTGTACCACTTTGCGGACATCTTGGCAGCCAATATCAAGCGTGCGTTGGGGGTTACTTGGAAGATTGAAGGTGCTGCGAAGGACGACAAGGGCGGACAACTTCTTTCTTTCGAGAGATCGGAAAATTGTCTTTCGGCTCTACACAAGATTGCACAAGCCTTTCATGTTTTCTTCTTCACTTCGGAAGATGTGAATAGCGGAGTTCGGACTATTCGCTTCGTAAGTGAGTACGAGTATAATCCACAGCCACGTGAGGAATGGAATATAGGTAGTGAGCTTTTTTCTGTGGATCGTAAGTACATGGGGAGCGACAACGTGATTACTCGCCTTTGGGCTTTCGGCAGTCAAGAGGGAGCAGAGAGGGCAGGCGATAGACTTACATTACCCTCTAAGGACATGACGAACAGCTATATTGAGGATAGCGAGAAAGTTCGTCTGTATGGCTTGTCCGAAGGGGTGTATATAGACGAAGAAGCAAAGCCTACCTATACCGGAGATGTCACAAAGGAAACGGACGACCCGTATACGTTTCAATCTGCTTCGTGGCTGATGTTCTCGAAGCTTCAGGACGGAGAGACTGCAAAGGTACACTTCGAGACAGGAGGACTGCAAGGAATGGAGTTCTCCGTGAAGAGGGTAAAGGATGGAAAGATAACCATCAATCCCATTGTAGACAAAGATCTGAAGTTAGAGTATCCATCCAAAGATAGCAGCTCTCCTTATCGTATTAAGGCTGGGGACACATTCAAGTGCCTTGGCGTTGAATATCCACTTAGTATTACCCTAAGTGCACGTGACAGATTGCAAGCAAGTGCAACACTGCATTATAACGAGGTTTCATCTCCAAAGATGGAATACTCGTTAGTGTTGCGTGATGGCTTCGAGACGAGCGTAAAAGTCGGGGATGTAGTCACTATCGTAGATGATAGCATACCTCAAGGAGGGCGTGCGAATCTTATAGTGCAACAGATTGAGGTTGATATAATTGCTCGGGAGTGCAGCATCCAGGTATCTAATTTCAGGCGAAAAAGGAGAATAGAGGAGATATATAAGGGATGGAAAGAACGTCTAAATGGCATTCTTGACTACCTCAACCTAAAGGGGTATCAAGCAGAGTCTTTTGCTTGGTTTAAGGGGCTGGAAGAGCGTAGTTCTCTTCTCGACCGGCAGGTAGACCTCAAGGAGGACAAGTCAAACGCTAAGACCAAGTATGAGCAACTAGATAGCGAGATACACAATCGTGTGCCGAGGGAGTTTTTCGATAGGAAAATCGCAGAGTATGTTCCAACGAGCGAGTTTCTTAACCGAATTAAAGGGCTTGTGCCGTTGAAAGACTTTACAGACCTACAAGCTATTGTCAATAACGAGATAAGCTCGTGGACACTCGAGAGTGTGCCTAGCACTATAAACAAGGATATACAGGCAGCGACTATACGGAGCTATAATGAAGAGCCTTACAACTCGTGGGGAAAGGTTGGGACGGACAGAAACCTAGATTCTCACGTTGGTGATACGTGGCTAGTCAATAAGGCAGGCATTCCCGAGAACGGCAAGGTGTACAGATTTGTCAAAGGGAGCAAGCCAAACACGTACAGGTGGGTACAGTTGGCAGATTCGCCAGCTTTGGATGCTCTAAATAAGATAGCATCACTCAGTCAATCGCTGAAGGATACAAAGGAATACTTCAATACGAACCTAGGAGCGAGAGTTTTTGACGAGTTTAACGCTCGCAAGGATGAGCTAAAGGGAGAGAATGGCGCAGGCGTTCGGGCGAATCTGTGGAAGAATGATGGCATGTTTTTCTCGAATAATGCGAATGTTGACAAAACGAAGTGCGACAATGTTGGTGATGGTGTGTATCGTATTACTAAGGGTACGCCGCTTGTCGTATACATGTACAGCGAGTACACTCCTAAGTTGTCAGACGAGCTTACGAATAAGGCGGTGGTATGTTCTTTCAGATTTCTTCGCAGTTCTCATCCCGAGGTTGTAGACCTCTCAAAGCTGAGTGAGAAGAATGGACGATATTACATAGTCTACAACAAGGAGCGTAATAATGTAGAAATAAGGGGTGCATTCAAGTTCTTCACGAAGAACAATATGCAATTCCAAGATGGCGATTGGGTGGAATTTTGCGATTATAAGGTGGAGCTAGTGGATGAAGGAGAACCACTAGAGCCTACCGCCTATATCCCACACCCCGAAGACTTGAAAGGGGAAAATGGACTACCTGCTGCACCTACCCGCCCTAATCTGTTTTGTTTATCGAGTCTGGACAAAAACTCGAGGAAGCAGGGGGGCTTGAGAATAGACGAGGTAACAGCAGGCAAGAAGCTATCCTCAGGAACATTTAATATACACGGAGGGCGAGACCTAACGAGGGTTACTACAGGCGTTGCGGTGCAATTAGACCTTGTCATCTATCGAACCGCTAGAGAAAATGGAGAATGGAAAAGATATCTAACTCTAAGAACAATACGCCATCCTAATGAGGTTATCTATCGTGTAAGCTCTAAGCTATACCCGGAGGAGCCCGGCACATATCACATGGAGCTAATCTGCCCAATCAGCAAGGGGCAATCGGATGATCCGAAGGAATTATATATCCATGGATGGTTACTTGATTGGGGGCGTGGCTTTATGGATTGCGAGCTGCGCAACGTCAAGGTAGAGTACCTATATGAGGGGGAGCCCCAAATGTGCTCGGCTTATCTCCCACACCCTGACGACCTCAAGGTGCCGTTATCGAGTGTTGTACAAGACCTAAGGGAGAAAGGCATCTCTAACGAGGTCAAGGAGTTGCTCAAGGCTGACAATAATTTTGTCCTTGCGACCAAGGGAGCCAAGGGCGACAAGCCCGTCCTAACGCTCAACGATAAGTATCAGCTTCTGGCAGACGGGCAGCTGCTCAGTCAGCAGTCGCTCAAGGGTGCTAAAGGCGACAAAGGCGACAAGCCCGCACCAGAGGAGATACTCGGCACGTCACACTTTGCCGAACTCCTCGGTAGCGAGGTGACGCAACAAGTCAAACCCGTAAAGGATAACCTCGACACCGCCAACACCAACATCACCAACCTGCAGAAAGTCGCCCTCACGCCACAGCAACGGGCAGACCTAGGCTATCTGACGTACTCGCTCCAATCGCTCAAGAGCGGGAGCAACGGCACCCTCGAGGGCTTGACGCTACAGCGATACATAGCACTCAGCGGGGACAATCAGACCGTCTCCGCCTACCTCGCTAGCAATGTACTCCCAGCCGTCCTCAAGGCAGGAATCACGGGCTTCGGCACCCCTAACGAGCGGGAGCAGGTGGAGATAACGCACGCAGGCACGGGACACATCGGCAACCTATACTTTGCGGGCAATCAGATTGACTTCCGCACATCAAGGGACACTGACCCGTATTTGTCCATCGGAGCCGAGGAGAGCGAGTTTATCGACAACTTCCTCACCACGGCACGGATAGACAACACGCCCGTCTCCGTTAGCTCCGTGACGCTCACGACCAGCACGACCAGCTACGAGCGGACGGTTGACGTGGCTAATGACGGCACCCGCCTCACGGTCTCTATTGGAGACGTCAATGTGGCGACCCACCGAGGCGCTACGACCCGCCTCGCGCTCGATGGCGAGGTGCTGGATGAGTGGCGAGGGAACATATCCATGTCGGGGGGAGGTAGTGTCGGCGGTATAGTCATAGAGCCTCAGTATAGTGAGAAACCCTACATCGCCAGCAATCTATCCTACGAGCGAGTGGTCAAGGCAGGCAGGCACACACTGCGCATTGAGATAATCAAACCGACCAGCGGAGCTACAGCCACCATAAGAGGGCTACGAGTACGCAGGCGCTACGACACGGGCAGACAGCAGAGCGCCCTGACCAAGAGCGGGCTGCGCCTCTTCGGCTCGCCCGACCGCTACCTAGACGTGGACTATCGCAAGGAATACGAAGATTACATACCTTCCATGGGTATGTCTATCCCGGCACGCAACCCCTACCTTGTCCGTATCAAGGGCGGAGTCAAGGTGGACGAGCTGACGGCTGACGAGCTGGATATGCCAGGCGTGCCACTATGCGGAGCGAGCTTTGATGCAAGTGGGTCGCAGATAAATGCATTTGGCAAGTACGCTAATAAGCAAGGATCAAACAGGGCGCAGGCGGTATACTATGATAGTGAGCGCTTCTTTCGAGTGTACCACAGCATCGGACACACTAGCTACATACCAACGGTGCAAGTCATAGGCGATACTGGAGGTGACATCAATTGGAACCTCACAGCCCGTATCTATGCGGTCAACGCTAACGACTTTGTCGTACGCATCATTACCAACAACGACAACCCGATAAGGCACGCATTCTCCTTTGTCGCATTCAAAACGATGTAGCATCTTCAAGCGGAAAGACCTATATTTGCACCACGGTAACAAAAACAGATAAAGTT